TCGAGGAGATTCAGGCTGGTGTTGAGGCAATGCGTTCGGACGAATAACTACGTTCACTTTCACTGCCCGGTTGGCTGACTGTTAATCAGTAGCCGGTCCTCACCGAGGATGTGATCGAAGTACCCATCACAGTCCGAGAGATCAGCGAGACGTACGACCAGGACGGCCGTCTGAAGACTATCACGATCACGGCCGGCCGGAAACACAAAGACGGGCACGCGGTCAGCTTCGGATTCGGCTACGAGGACTCGCTGCTACTCGATGCCGACGAGATCCACAAGCGCCACCACGACGTCCCAGGCCACCTGCCGCTGAACGACGACGCGGTCGACGTCGCGACGAAGGTGCGTGAGTTTGCACGAGAGATTGCCGAGCAGCGCTGGGCGGGCGATGGCGCCGGACCGACGGCGTCGACGATCGAGATCAGTCGCCAGCTGGCGTCGAGCATTGAGATCGAGGACGACGAAGGGATCGTCCAATAGCTGTCGGTGCGGCATCGCGGAAAACGGTCTGGCGGATCCAGACCCCTGCGTCTGACCAACTCGGCCTACGGGCTCCTGAAATAAATCGATATCGGAGTCTGAGTCTTAACCAACACCGGCGCCCCCTGCGGTAGATCTGTTGGTTAAGATCCGAGCGGATCGGATGGCTTGCGTCTGACGCGGATTTATCACCTATCAGTGAGAGCACTCCCGGTAGTGACAGGCAGGACAGCAATCCCATCATTACTGGGAGTGACGTCACTGCCGGCAATCCCAATCATGACAGCAAAACGCGTTACGACGGCGATCTTCAAGGGCGGTACCGGGAAGACAGCAACTGCGACGAACCTGACGGCCGCGCTCGCCGACCAGGGCGAGGCCGTCCTCGCGGTCGACCTCGACCACCGCGGCGGGCTAACGAAAGGCCTCGGCCTCGAGGACGCCTACGACGCCGACCACCACATCGGTCAATTCCTCCTCCAAGATGAAGCCGTCGACGGGATGGATCCGACGTCGGTCATCCGCGACCGCGGGGCGTTCGACGTGATCCCGGCGAACCGCCGGATGGACGATCTCTCCGACGATCTCAACAACGACCGGGCGTGGTTCCTCCGGCTCGAAGAGTTCATCGAGGGCGTCGAGGACGGCTACGACTGGGTCGTGCTGGACTCGCCGCCGGAACTCAACCGCGTGAGCGACTCGGCGATCATCGCTGCGAAGAACGTCCTCGTGCCGATGGCGCCCGCCGGCGAGGCGCTCGACGGCTTCGGCGAGCTCATGGAGAACCAAGTCATCCCGATCCGGCAGGACCTCGACGACGACGTCTCGATCGCCGGGATCTTCGTGAACATCGCGCGGGACAACAACGAGAAGGAATTCGTCGTCGACGAGCTGCGGCCGACGTTCGACGACGAGCTCATCATGCGGACCGACGACGCCGGCGACGACGAAGTGCTGGAGCTGCGCTATCGGGTCGCGATCCCGCGCTCCTGGCGCCACGGCGAGACGCTGTTCGAGTTCGCTCCTGAGAACGCGATGTGCGACCGCTATCGCGAGCTCGCCGCAGCGCTCGACGAGCGGGTCGAGACGGAGTGATCACGATGACCGACGACGATCCCCGCGACCGGTTCAGCGGCCTCGACGAGCTGAAAGACGAGTACGAGGGCGCGGATCAGGACGGCACTGACGGCGAGGACGGTAGTGACAGCACCGAGAGTGCGGACGGGACAGACAGCACGGACAGTAATGACGGCAATGATGTCTCTGACGAGAACGATACCATGACCGACGCCGCCAGCGTAGCCAGTAATGACGGGACTGACAGCACCGACAGTAATGAGAGTACGGACGGGACTGCCGGGACGGACGGCAATGACGGCGTGAAGGCCAGCCGCGAGAACGTCCAGGCGTACATCCCGGCCGACGAGAAGGAGCAACTGGAGGCGACGTTCCGACAAATCAAGGCGCTGTGCAACCTCGCTGATCGCGACGAGCCGCTGAAGAACGACTTCTACGCTGCCGCGTTCCGCCACGGCCACCAGGACGTCGAAGCGATCGCGTCGTACCTGGACCTCAGGGACGTCTACGACGAGTACGGCGAGATGGTCAGCTGACGATGGCGGAGGACTACCGAAAAGTCTGTCTCGCGACGAAGGGGCGAGAATGCGAGATCTGCGGCGCGACGAAGAATATCGTGGTCCATCACGTCGACGGCGATCGCTCGAACAACCACATCGACAATCCGGTCCCGATGTGTAAACTCTGTCACAAAGCCGTCCACTGGGGCGATGAAGGATACGAACAATGGCACGAGCAGCTCGTCGGTAGCGCCGACGGCCAGGAGGACGATGTCGAGCGCGAGCAGCTGACCCAGCGGATGCCCGAGGACCTCGTCAAGGACGTCGACGAGATTGCCGATCACTTGGGGATGAGTCGGAACGCGATGATCAACATGATGTGCCGCCGGAGCATCGGCGAGATGAAGGAAGAACTCGGGCTGGGATGATCTTTGTCATGGGTGTATTACTACCAAAGCTTTATTATTATGGGTGTATTACTACCATGTAGAGGCAGACACCCTATGTCCGAACTCACCGACGCCACGAACTTTGAGGTCGAGCGTGCAACGCACGAAAGCGAACTCAACATCAACGGCCCGAGCGAGATCGATGGGATGGAGGCCAACCGCTGGCAGAAGAAGGGCGACCGCCTGTACATCAACGGCCCCGCGAAGTGGGAAAAGAACGGCACCTACGTCGATCTGGAGGCGGAGCAACTCGTTGACCTCCCTGGCAGCCGAGATGTCACGGTCGAGATCGACGACGAGACGCTTACCCTCACCGTCCACGACGAGGGCGGCATCGGCGCCGAGAAAACCAATACCATCATCCTGTCCTTCGAGACGCCCGAGGACGACGACTCCGAAGACGACGAAGACGAACAGAAGATCGTCGCGGACGGCGGCGAGGACGTCACCGAGCACGTCGACGACGAGACGATCGAGAGCGCGATCGAGGACCACGACGGCCCGCTCGACCACGACAAGACGGCGACGGTTGCGGAGGTCCGCGATGCGCTCGCGTGGATGCAACAGAGCACCGTCGAGTTCTGGAGCGAGTGGCTCTCAAACGTCGAAAACGGCGAGGTGGACGTTGTCTACGAGGGCGATGACTGCATTGTGTTTACGACCGGCGAGCAGAACGTCCCCCGGCGCGACCTGCGAGAGCACTACGACGGCGACCTCAACGATCGGACGTCGGACGTCGTCAGCGCGATCCACCACACGCTGGCGCGCGAGCGCTGCGACTACGACTGGGGCTACGAGTACCCGCTCGTCGTTCGCAAACCTGCCGACTTCGACGCCGGTCAGGAGTTCGCCGACGCGGTCGTCAACGGCCTCCAACGCCGCGGCCTCTCGCCTGGACAGGCGTGGGCGTACTACGGCGTCGAGATCCGCGGCGAGTCGCGGAAACGTTGGGGCGAGCGGAAGGGCGACTACGACCACAAGAGCGTTTCCGACGCGCTAGAGAAAGCAACGGCGAAGCTCCCCTAACACAGATGCCACATCGACTTCGCGACGCGGCGGCGAGTCTGTGCCCGGAGTGCGACAGCGAGTACGCGAGTCTCGCCCAGCACTGGTCGCGCGGGCAGTGCGACCCGCCCGCGATCGACGCTCAGACGCGGGCGCTGCTCGACGGACTGGTACTCGGCGACGCCAGTCTTGAGGGCGCCAAGACTGCCAAGCTCCGGCTCGAAACGACACACCGAGAGTTTGCGCTCTGGATCCACGACCAACTCGGGTGGCTCTCTCGCGGCGTCATGCAGCACCCGCCCGGATCGGACGGTACGCATCCGGTGCATCGCGTTACGACGCTCGCCCATCCGGGCCTAAACGACTACCGCGAGTGGTGGTCCGACGACGTCGTCGCCCCGCCGACATCGTGGGAACCGAACCAGCGTTCGATGCGAGTGTGGTACGCCTGCGACGGCGGGCTCTCATTCGGAGGGTTCCAGATCCAGTTCCGCGCCGTCGACGAGCGCCGCGCTTCGACGATCGCCCGCGTCCTTCGCGACGTTCCTGGCGACCTTACCCCGGCGGTCGGCGGGGGGCGCGTTACCCTCCGGGGCGTGGATGCTGTAGCGTTCCTCGACACGATCGGCGAGCCGCTGCCGGGCGTCGCGTACAAATGGGCCTGCCAACAGCCGGTCTATCGGTCGCTGAAGGCCAGCGCGGACGACGGTGATCCTGTGCTGACACACGATATGGCGCCGGCTGATCGATACGGCGCACTCCTTCAGGCGCTCGCGGATGCACTCGATGTCGGGCGCGGTGATCTATCGCCTGTTCTGTTCCGCGATGCACTCGGCGGCCTCACGCCCAGGACTATCAGCGATACGCTCGGGGGCGGGGACTGGGACGACGCGTTGCGGGTTGCCAGCGTCCCGGCCAAGGCCGACGATTCTCACACGGCCGATGATCCGCAGGGAGTGCCGCCGAACTACAGCAGGCAAGAGATCCTTGACGCTATCCGTACTGTCGACGAGCGGGTCGGCGACCAGTTACTCTCGAAGCGGACCTACGACGAGCACCGCGACGACAGTCATCCGGCCGGCGAGACGATCACGAACCGGTTTCGCTGGACCGACATCAAAGCCGACGCCCGGGTCGACACACAACCGCGAACGGATGATCTAACTGAGGCGGCGGCGCTCGATGCGCTCCGCGAGGTCGCCGAGCGCGTCGACGAGACGCTGACGATGGATTGGTACGACGCCGCCCGCGACGACGCCCATCCGAACTCTCGGTCAATTGCTACAAAATTTGGCTGGAACGACAGCAAAGCGAAGGTCGGATTAGAAGTGGACAATCGCGGTTCGTGGGAGCGCGAGGACAGCTGAACCACATGCCGAATGCCAATCCATATACCGAATAACGGTTTATAGAAGCGATTGCAGCGGAAACGGCGGGGTCGAACACCGATTTCCGGGCCTCAAACCCGGGAAACACGCCCAGGTTAACCGTCCAGACGCCGTTCAACGTCTGCGAGCAGGCTGCTACGCCGATGTGGGCATAGTTGACAGGATTAAATCTGTTATCTACTCAGATGGGCCCGAACGCCGGCGCCAGTACAGGAGGCTGACTCCAGCTGCCCCAACGATTCCAACCGGCGCACCGCCCCTCTCCCCGAGGACCGGCGCCACGGTCACGATCGCGTCGACGCCGCGAGGGACCAGCTCCGGAACGTGGATCGCGAGGACTGCTGCAAGCGCATCCGCCAGCGTCGGCTCGATCGCCGCGACCACCGCCCAGACAACGGTACGAATCGCCTCGAGGGCAGGCACACCAAGAACAGCCATCACGCCAAGTGCGACGGAAACTGCGAACAGCACATCCGCGATATTCTCCTGCTTCTGATATTCCATATAGAAACCCGTAACCCGCCGATATTGTAAGGCTTTCCCCGCTCTACCACACGATTCCGTCACCCCGGGGGAGTTCTTTCTATTCTTCAAGAAACGTGCGCGTACGAGGAATTCAGTTGATGGTAACAACACCAACACCCTTATTATGATGGCGTCTCTACCAACAAACAGGGATGGCACCCACCGACGATGAAGTCGACGTCGAAGCCAACTATCGCCGCGTCGACGGCGACTACGTGATCCGCGTGAAAATCATGCGCGTTCCCGAATCGGAGAAATTCCCCGAGGGCGTCAAGTACCGGCTTCACTTCGGGACGATCGACGGCGAGACGCTCGTTCGCTACGACAACTCCCACGGCGTCCACGAACGGCACGAGGGCGACACGGTCGAACACATCGAGTTTCCCGGCGTCGAAGCACTCGTCGAGCGCTTCGAGGCAGATATCGACGATCGGCTGTAAGCGGGTGCCAACCAAACCGAGGTGCCACACCACATGAGCGACACTCTCCACATCCAGATCGAGACGACCGACGAGTTCTTCGAGCAGGTCAAGGAGGACGCCGCAGCGATCGACGACGGTGCCGACGTCGACGTCGACGTCCTGAGCGTCCCCGACCTCGCAACGCTGAGCCGCGTCCTGAGCAAGACGAACCTCGAACTGATCCAAACGGTGGCCGAGTACGAACCAGACAGTATGCGCGAGACCGCCCGGCTCGTCGAGCGCGACATCAAGAACGTCAGTGAGGATCTGAACTTCCTCGCCGAGATCGGCGTCGTCGAGATCGAGACGGACGGACGGGCGAAGCGCCCGGTTGTCCCCTACGATGATCTGGAAGTCGACATTCCTGTTCGCGAGAGCGGCGAGAACAACAGCTCTCTGGTCGCATAGTTGCGACCAAGATACTTGCCATACCCATGCTAGAAATTTATGTTCCTGTAACAACTTGTTCGAATGTCTCCCACGAAACATAACAGGAGACGTGATCAAATATGGCACTGCCAGCAATTGCAGGCGCAGCAGCGGTTGCAGCGATCGGTTGGAAAGTTCTCTCAGGCCCGAAGGGACACGACGGCCTCGTAAAGAAGACGCACAAGCAGCTCCAGCAGTCGGCTGGAGAATCGACGAGCGTCTACGTCGACCACCACCACTACTCAGACAGCGCTGCGGGGAACACTCGAGGGCTTGATCTCGGGATCAACTCGATCCCAGATCACGTCGTTCAGAGCCCTCCCGGGTCGCCGAATCTCATCGTGGAGGTCGAGACCAGCGACAGTCTGGACAGCGACGCAGAGGAACAACTCGAAGAGTTCCGACTCCAGGGCTACAAACGAGTCCTAGTCGTCCCGTCGTCAGCAGCTGATGATGCAGAGGCGTTCGTCGGCGATCTCGATGGGCAGATCTCCGTCACGACCCCCTCAGACGTCGTGGAGTTAGTTTCCTGACCGTCAGTTAAACCCCGGTGCGACACCGGGTTTTAGAGTAGAATTGCTTTTCAAAATATAACCTGTTAGTTGCAAGCATGACCGAACAACTCTCGCGGCGGACGTTCATCGGTGCCGCCAGCATCACGGCCCTCACTGGCTGCTATGGAACAACGGACAATACCCGAGACGAGAGCAGCAACGACGAACCGGAGACCACACCCAGGGCTTCTGTCGAGATCACCAGCACCACCCTGATCGACGGCGCGTCGGTCACCGCTTCGGAGAGTGGCCAAGTCCCTTGGGCGTATGTCGACGTCGAGAACACAACTGAGGTCGATCACGGTCGGCTGGATCTCCAGCTGCGCTTCTACGACGACGCCGACGAGCTGATGGATACGCGCCGGGGCAGCGTCGAGCTACTTCCGGGGGAGACGACCTGGCGCCACTACCAGCGATTCACAAAAGGACGGGACTTGGACGAAGGCCGCGACATCGTTCAGAACATCGAGGCAGACATCCTTGAGGCGGACCGACGCGCGATTACTAACCCGCCAGCGACCGCCGACGTCGTCAAGAGCGAGATGGTAGCTGAACCAGAGTCTGGTGTAACCGTAACCGGAGAAATCAGTACTGGCGAAACTGGTGTTGAGGGGACGTTGTACGTGATCGCTCAGGTATACGACGATGCCGGGAGACTGCGGGGCACCACATTCGATAGCCGCGACAGTCTGTCAGCGAATGCTCGGTGGCGCTTCGAAGCCAGCTCGCTCATCCGAACACCGCCAGACGTTGAGGGGCAAGCGGCCGATCACGAGATTATCCTCCACGCTCAATGACGGCGTGAGGAGAATCGGCCTATCACTTATCATATCGTTACGATTAGTTACGGGCATGGCTGATCAACTCGGGCGTCGAGAGTTCCTCGGGATCACCGGCAGTGCCGCCTTCGCCGGTTGCCTCAGCTCTACGAGCGAACCGACCAGTTCAGACGCCAGTGATCCCAACCAGAAAGAGAACGACGACCAGCCGTTGTTCTTCAACCGAGGGGACGTACTTGACGCGTTCTCGGATAGAGGTGTAGAATTTCGCGAGTTCCAGTGGGGATATGACCCGAGGACGGAGTCCCCTGCAGCTGTCGGAGTCGTTGAAAATACGCGTGGGGAAGAGATCGCAAGTGCTAGAGTCGCAGTTGATTTCTACGACGGAGACGTTCAGCTTGGAAGCCGCTGGACGATGCCTCGGTATCTCGGTCCAGGCGAATTTGCACAGGTCCACATTCCAGCAGCTGTCGACGATCCAGACCGAATCACGCGCGTTGCCGTCGATACGACCGTGCGTCTCGAGTCTCTAACGCCCCAGAATGACGGAGAGGTAACGATCACCGCAGAACAGTTTGATCAGGGCCAGGAACCACCTGTCGTCTCTGGGACTCTCGAGAATGAGACTGACGACGAACTGTCTCGAGTGTACATCCACATCAACTTCTACGACGGGGACGAGCTCGTCTACTGGCGAAAGGACGGTGTTAGCCGGCTATCGGCAGGCAACGCTGCAGAGTGGGAAGTCAGCGCACATCAGAACGGTGATCGGGTTGCGGATTACAAGCGCCGAATCACTGTACAGCAGTAGCTGAGATCACACCCGCCGCGAGATCGACGAGAACCGCTCGTCGATCTCGCGGATGACGTCCTCGACCGGCCGCCGAGACCCACCAGTCGTGACGATCTCCGCCGGCCCAGCGTCGATCTGCTGAGTCTGGACCGCCGTGTCGATCGGTAGCCCGTCGACGACCAGCGCGTCCGTGACCGGCGGGAGATCAACGTCGCTCGGCCACGTCGCCTCGACCTCGTGATGCGGCTCCAGCCCCGTCTCGACGATCCGCAGCGCCGCCTGCCCGCACGCCCGGTCGGTCGTCAGCCCCGTGATGTCCCGGACCTCCGTGTTCGCGTCGGCGGGATCGACGCCGTCGGCGACGAACTCGCCCCGAGTCTGGTGCTCATAGTCGACGCGGTAGGCCGCCCCGTCGACGAGGTCGCCGCCGGCCAGCGCCGTGATCGTGCCGTCGCGGTGGGAGATCTCGTAGTCTGCTCCGCGGTCGAACGTCTCCTGGGTGTCCGGGTCATAGACGTCGACCGATCCCTTCAGGAGTCGTTCGTGCTGGAGTGAGACCGCCGTCCCATGCTCGGCGGTGATCTGCTCGCGGCGGACGGACTGGTTGCTCCCGTAGACGATTGCCCGCTCGATCGGGTCCCGTGTCGTCGTGACGTTGAAGTCCGCGAGCGATGCGTCGACGGTCGTGGTCCGCTGCTCGCGCTCGGCCCACTCGAGACGGCCGCCGCTGTCATCCATCTCGAACGCGAAGACGCTGTCGCCCAGCTGCTCGGCCAGTTCGCGGAGGACGTCGACGACCGTCGCGTCGAACTGCCTGTCGAGCACCAGCGGCATATCGTCCAGTTGTGCTGTGAGCGTCAGCGAGTCCACCGACTGGCCGTTGTAGCCGTACCGTGGCGTCCGGCCCTGCGGGGTCTGGCCGATCGGCCAGCGCGAGAGCGTCGCCTCGGCCTGGATCTCGCCAGTCCTCGACGCCCAGTCCGCCGAGACGGTCTCGGTGTTCGACGCCGTGACCAGCGCGTCGTCGCCGTCGTTGGTGATGCCGACCGCCTGCTGGCCGTCGACGCTGTCGAACGACGTCGTGAGGTCGCCACCGATCACGCTCAACACAGTGTTGGAGACGTCGAAGCGGATCGTCTCGATTGGATAGTGTTCGGGCCCGTCGAGCGCGTTTCGCGACGTCGACGACACCCAGGTCGGCTCCTCGTCCAAGGTGATGTCGTAGCGATTGTCTGCGAGCGCGACGTGGTCGATCACCGTCGGGTCGCTTGCAGACTGCGTGATCTCGACGCGGATCGTGTGCTCGCCCGCCGCGAGGTCGCCGTACGTCCAGCCGTTCGAGACAAAGCTCTCGCCGTCGTCGCCGTAGTCGCGCCAGCTGAGCCCGAGACGACCGAACGAGTCTGAATAGTTGATCGTGGACAGGAGGTTGCCGTCGAGATAGACCCTGGTTTCGGGCGTGGCACTGCCAGGGTTCTCGGCACGGATCCAGATGCCGACCTGACTTTCTGGGATCTCGTAGCCGGTCGTGAACGTCCACTCCGCGACCTGGCCACTGGTGTCGAGCCACCGCGCGGCGCCGTACTCGTCAGTGTTCCCGTCGCCGGAGTAGGCCATGTCCTCGCTGAAGGTCCCGTCAGCAACCTCGTCCCCATCGTAGCCGTCTGCTGTGAAACACGACTGCAACAGTGACAAGCCGTTGGCGACGTCGACCGGACGCGTGCTTAGGTCCGTCGTCTGTGTGATCCCTGCCCAGTCGGCGTCCGTCGTGACGTCCTGGACGACGTCCTCGGTCTCCTCGACGCTTGGCGTGTCGACGCTGGTCGCGTAGCACGTTTCGCTGGCGACCAGCTCTTCGGCGACCTCGTGGACGGGGCGCGAGTCGTACTCGGCCTCGACGCGCTCTCGGAGCTGCTCGCCGCCGCGGGCGACCAGCACCGTCCGACCGGGCTGCTGCTCGACGTCCAGAAGGACCTCGGCCGGCTGGCGCTCGCCGTCGTGCCAGACGCGCACCGCAGCCTTCTCGAACGCATCGGCCTGCCACTTCGTCGACTTTGTGACTGGGATGCGAACGCGCGGCAGGCCATTGACCTTCGGGACGATCTGCGCTTCGTCGAGGACGCTCGGCCGATGGGTGGAGCCGTCGGCCGCGTCGATCTCGACGTACCAGCCCGATGCGGGGATCCGCGACGTCGGCTTGCCCGTCGCGTCCGCGGTCGCGCTGATCTCTTCGGTGTCGGCGTAGACCCACTCCGTGTGCTCGCGGACGTAATAGCGATACTCTCGCTGCGGCAGCACACCGTCGTCGGTGACCGTCGTGTCGTCGGCCCCGGTCGTGCCGATCTGCTCGAAGCTCTCGACACTGCCGTCGAATACCCGCGCCCGGAAGATCTTGCTCCCGGAGTCATTGTCAGCGTACTCTGCCCAGTCCAGCGAGACCGACGTCGCCGACGTCGACGCGGTGAGACTGTCGGGGGCCGGAAACTTCGTGATGTCCTCGGCCTCGAGCCACGAGCCGGTCTTGTAGGCCGTCTGCGTTCGGAGCCGGACCGAATACTGCTCGCCGTCCTGGAGCCCGGTGATCTGGTGCGAGGTCGTCCCTACGCCGACCGTCGCCTCGTCCTGGTAGTCTGGGTGGTTGCCATCGGGATCGTCGTCGCGCAACTCCAGGTGGAACTCGCCGTTGTTGAGGACGTCGTCCCACGTCGCGGTGAGTTCGTCCTCGACGCTGGCGTCCAGCTGGAGGCCGCTCGCAGCGGGCAGATCGGTAGTGAACTGAGCCGGCATTATTGGTCCTCCCTCGCAGTGGTGTGTTCAGTGTATGTCTCAACGGTGGTGCCGTAGAGCATCCCATCGAGTAGTTCGGTCGTCTGGGTAGACTGCGTCTCCCCCTCGCCGACCGGTGCGACGTCGCTCCCGTCCTGCGAGTAGCTGCCGCTGTCATCCTCGCGGAGCAGCAGCCGGTAGCCGTCGGCGTTGTTCGAGGGGTCAGTCCACGAGATCGTGGCGTGACGGCCGTCGACGGACTCAACCGCCAGCTCAACCGGCGGGAGGTTCGTGATGGCCGTTTTCGTAGACGTGTCGTCAAAGAAGTACGTGCCGCCAGTCCCACGACGGTATTGCTGGATGGTGGTCCGAGCAAACGCCTCATATTGCTCGCCGTCCAGTAACCCATCTCGAGTCTCGCTTGTCTGGTCTGCAGGGAGATCGGCGTGATGGTCCCATGTATCGCTGCCCGTCGGCCTGAACTTCGTCTCCTGCTTCGAGGGGAAGGCAGCGTTGTTCGTCCACGAGAGTGTTATCTCGCGATCCGTCGAGGCGTCGAGCGCAAGGTCTGATGGGGCGGCAGGCCGGGTGTGCTCGTGTAGGATGTCGCTGACGACGATACGGTCGTATCCTCGGTGGTCCGCGCCGCCCATGTTGTTCCCCGTGATTCTCACCCGGGCATCCGACGACATGTATGAGCCGGGGACGAGAGCGTGGGCCTCAAACCAGTCCGACTTGTTGTACGCCGATGCCTCGTAGTCGTTGTTGTCGGGAATGTTGTTGATCTGGTGTATCGTCTGCCACGTCGATCCGTCGTACCATTCGATGCGAATGTCGTCGCCGTGGTTCGTGTCCATCGACCCGATAGCCATCGCGCAGCGGACGATCACACCTGATTCGCCGCTCATATCGCCGAGGTCCTTCATCACTGTACTGTTGCCGTCCAGCCTGAGGCAGTACGATCCGCTGTCGGATCCGTCGATTGCCGTATCTTCGATCCCGCCAGTTACTACCCCGGACTCGGACGTGTCGAGGTACGTGTTGTCCCATTTCGACAGATCCCCGGACTCGAAATCGTCCTCGAAGTAGACATTCCCCCGGTTGCCGTAGTCGGCGTACGCGTATTCCGAGACCCGGTATTCGTCGCCACGGTTCTCGGTCCGCTCGATGCGGAACTGGTAACGAGCGCCCTCCTCGAAATACCCTGAGTCGACAAACTCGTAGCTCTGCCCGGTCTCGTAGGTGACCGCGATCCGTTCTCCCTGCGACGGGTAGTGGGTGCTAATCGTCGTCCAACCCCCATACCCGCCCCCGTCATCCTTGCGCGCTTCGACGTGGTTGTAGTTCCCGATGTCGGACTTCCGCGTCCACGTCACATCGAAGGTGTCTGAACCGGGACGCGATACAGCCGGGTTGTGCGGCGGGATCGGCGTCGTATAGACCGTGTCGCTCGTCGTCCAACTGGAGGTATCACCCTGCGAGTTAACCCCGCGGACCCGGAATTGGAACTCCGAGTCGATACCGACCTGCTCGTTATAGGGGGCATCGGAACTCGGGTAAACCGACGCCGTCCCGTTCGAGACGGACATATCGTAGCTCGATGGTTCGACCCACGAGGCCCCATCGCGCGACATCTGCAGGTCGTAGTCCTCGTTGTTCGAGTCGTGGTCCCAGTCAAGATCGATCTGGTAGTCGTCGACGACCGTCGCGTCGACGTTGCTTGGCGCGACCGGCGCATAGTAGTACTCGATCTCGACCTGTCCGTCGTTCGTCGCCCCAGCGCCCCCGCCGACCGTCGTCGAGGCGGCCGTGACGCCACCGGTGTAGCTCGATCCACCGCCGCCAGCGCCAGCGCCGCCGCTGGTGTCCAGACCGGCACCGCCACCGCCGCCGTAGTATCCCCCACCGCCACCGCCGCCACCGCTCCATCCGTTTTTGGGATCGCCGCCGGCACCACCGGAGCCGGACGACCCATCCTGACCATCGTTCCCGCCGCCGGACCCGCCGGCCCCTCCACCAGATTGCGTCCCGCCGTGCCCTGCATCGCCGACGAACGACTCTGCGCCGTCCTGACCGGTGTCGCCGCCACCATCACCGCCGGGGTTGTACGACCCACTGCCAGAGGAGTGGCCGCCGAGGCCGCCGCCACCACCGGCGACGATGACGCGGTCGGCGAGCGCGGTGCTGTTGTATCGGACGTCGCTGGCCCCGCCTCCGGACCCACCGCCGCTGCCGTTTGACCCGTTATCTCCGCCGGATCCACCGCCGTTGAACCCGCCATTGGTCTTGAACCCGCCACCGCCGCCGACGTACACTTCGAGCGTGTCGCTCCCGGAGACGGACAGATCGCCTTCGGTGTACCCACCAGCACCGCCTGCATCCGTCGTGTAGCCGCCACCGGCCCCCCAGCAGCGGATAGTGACTTTCTCGACGCCGTCCGGAACAGTCCAACTGTAACTCCCTGCGCTGGACCAGCTTTCAGTCGGCATCTATCGACGCACCTCCTGTCGGTCGATGAGGTCCTTCTGCCCGGCCGTCGCGTAGACCGTCGACGCAGCGACCGGGTCAAGCCAGTCGACGATCCCCGACGGGATCGGCGCGGACTCGCCATCGGGGATCGCGAACAGCACCGAGTCGTCACCGCGCCCGAGGATCGCGTCGAGCGCGTAGAGACTGGAGCCATCGCTAAACGTCAGCTGCGCGTCGACGCGGATCATCCCGACGTGCGTGAGGTCGACGTCGAGCAGCGACCACGACGAGTTGTTCGTCAGCCCGACCGCGCTCCAGGACGACGTCGACGACTCCCAAGTCTCGGCCGTGATCGTGCCAGCGGCCTCGTCGAGCTCAACGCGGAGGACGCCAGAGTCCAGGACGACCGGGTCGGCGAAGTCGTGCTGGGGGCGGGCAACGACCTGCCACTGCCGGTTGTCGTTGCTGTCGGTTTTCGAGTCGTTGCCGCGCGTATCGTAGACGCGGACGCCGACGCGGATGTCGTCGGCGTACGGGATCTCGTAGATCAGCGTCGGGTTGTCCGCACTGACCGCGTTGGATCCGTCGGACAGATCGTAGACGTCGACGTCGCCGAACTCAGCTGTCCGCGTCGACGCCTCGGTCGCAGGCGCCCGTGCCTGCGTCTCCGGGTTAAACCACTGGGCCTTGCTCACCAGGGACGGCAGCGTGACTCTCGCGGTCGTGTCGTTGCCGAACTGCTCGTCGTGCTCGACTTGGCTCTGTTCGGTGCGCAGCGCTCGCCACTGCGAGTTGCGCGTCCCGGCGTGCCGGATCGTCCCGCTGATCTGCTGGACACGCTTCTCTGCTGTGTTTGCCCGCGAGAAGCTACCCTCCTCAAGGACGTAGTAGCCGTCCTCCGGACTGCCGCCATCGGGGGCGCAGTAGACGACTTTGCTGATCCCCGGCGCGCCGAAAAGTTCCTCGATCTCCGAAGCGACCATCTCCGCGTGGGTGCCTCTGATGGAGGCTTCGAGCCGCCGCTGGCCGGGGTCGAGGGACAGCGCCTCGACGGCCGAGCCGCCGCTGTTGAGGATGCCCTGGGCGGCGATGTTCGTCGTCGACGTCGCCTCCGAGCTACGCTGGCTGTCGGCCGAGACACGGACGTGGTGGAGTCGCTTGTCGGGCATGTTATCGGTCCTCCTGGCCGCCGGTGTCGAGCGCCTGGTCCAGCGAGATGGTCTCGATCCACGTCACCGAGCCGTCGAAGACGCTGGACTCCTCGGGCGAGTTGAAAACGATGTTTGGGTTCTCGGGGATGACCTGCAGCGGCCCGTACCGCGTGCTGCTGTCGCTACTGTACTCCCCGAACTCCAGCGTCGCCGGGTTTTTGCTGTCGATCGTCGCCGTCTGCAGGTAGCGGTCGAACACAGCCATCTGCGCGTGGACGTCCTCGCCGGTCGCGTCTGCCGGGGTCCCGCCGGCGCCAGTGTTGCCCCACTGGTGGGGCGATCCGGTGTAGCCCTGGAAGTCGATCGAGATCGCGTGGATGCCGCCACCGATATCAAGCGAGAGTTCCTGCCGGAGTCCCTCGCCGTCGATTTCCTGGTCGGTGAGGTCGCCGTACCACTCGAGGATCGTTGACGCGATCACCGATGTCGTCCCCTCTGACTGGAAAAACTCCTGCGTCCGCGTTTCGATCTCGACGACGACGTCTGAGGGGAACACGAACGTCCCGGTGACGGTTTCGCCGGCGATCTGTGCGTTCGGGATCGTCACCTGCGGCTTCGTCCACGTCATCTCTGGAGCCCCCGCTCGAGTTTCTCGATGCGGCGCTTCAGCTGTCGGAGGTCGCTATCGATCTTCCGTTCGAGGCTGGATAGGTCGACGTTGTACGTCGGCTTGTGTTCGACCTTCGTGTCCCCGCCCGTCCGGTCCCGGGCCTGGTTCGAGTCGGTTTGCGACCCGCCGCCGCCCGAGGAGTCAGACTCAGATCCAGAGTCAGATTGCCAGCTGTACTCGGCGTCGGTGTCGTACTCGGGCGTGTGGACCTTCGGCTGGTCTGGTACGGTATTCGCGTACGCGTCGTCGATATCGCTCCCGGTTAGGCCAGGCGTCGTCGACACACCATCGAGGTTGCCTGCTCTCGGACGATCTGTGATCCCGAAAACGTCCGGATGTTCACGGTTAGGGTTACCCGGCGTAACGTCACTGGCCGTGTCCTCGCCCTTGTCGGGGCGGTCGACATGGCCGACAATCCGATCAGCGATGTCGATTTTCCCGTCGACGAGTGCATCGATTGCCACAGTCCCGACTAATGCCGTAAGGGCGACACCCCCGACTATCGCAGCCAGTGGCGCACCTGCAACCAGAGCAGCGATCGAACTTCCCGCAACAAGCGATGAGATGGACGTCCCAGTAACGAACGATGCGATAGATGCCCCACCAGCGATGAACGCCCCCAGGCCAACACCTGTCTCGATGAGTTCCGGGAGCGGCACAGGCCCAGCGATGAGGTCGCCGAGGCTGTTGAGCGGGTTGATGATGTCCGACAGTGTGGCCTTACCCTCGATGAGGTTCTTGGCTATCAAGCCCCCGGTGATGAGTGTCGACACCGCAAGGCCCGACTTGACGAGAACTCCAGCCGAGACCTTAGTGACCAACGAACCGAGGCTCACCGGTGTAATCAGTGACGTGAGACTGGTTCCCGCCATCATACTCGCGACGCTGCCGAGGCCGAGGAGGCTTGACACGCCCCCGCCCCCACCTCCGCCGTTTGCCTCTCCTCGTTCAGTTGCCTCAAGAAGCCCCGAAAGGAGCGTATTCCGCTCCTTATCGAGTCCGACCGTGTCCTCAAGCGCTCCCGATACGCCGGAGAGCTTCGTTCCGATGGCTGTTGTCGCCGTGGTTGCCACACCGCTCCCGGATTGACCGCCAACGCCGGCTGTCGTTGAGCTATCTACCTCTTGAGTGATGCTGATGTCGCTGAGTTCCCGCTCAAGTTGTCGGGTGGCACTTTTCACCGACGAGTCCGAGAAGGACAGCTCTGCTTCAGTACTAAACTCTGTCATGATGATCCCTCTTGCGCTGTGTCAAGAACTGAAAACCGCCGCTGTTCCGGCCGCGCTATTCGTCGACGTCCGTTCGGTCTGTTGTGTCTGGGGCTGCTCTTTCCGCGAAATCCTCGGTAATCGAATCGTTCAGCGCGATAACACTGACGATCACTAGAGCCAGCCCACCGAGCAGCGTCACGTAGAGACCTGACCCTGCTGTCACGGTCGACTCTGCGAGCTGCCGCTGTGCTTCTGGCCCCTCGTAGCCGAAGATGAACGGGTCCACGATGTAGACAGCTGCTAACGTCGAAACGAGGACACCGACGCCGAATACGAGACCCTGTATTTTCTCACGCCACTCCGCGAACGCGAGTGCGAAAATCACTCCGAATCCAAGCGGCGCCGTGTACAGGCCGTCGTGGGAAAACCCCGCCTCGGTCGCCGTCGTCCCCAGAACTGAAACTTCAAACCAGGGTAGAAACGCACCGAAGATGATAGCAGCAGCGCCGACCAGGCCAACCTGCTGCTCTGTCGAGAGCTCATCAAGTGACATACTAACAGATCGGTTTGGGGATATGTTAAAACTGCTGCCAAGGTGGCTATTTATTTCCTCGCCGAGTGAACAGTTCGCTGGCGGCGAGTTCGATCAACTCCAAGTCGCGGATGGAACATTCACGAGCCTCTCGCGGCGAGATACCGCAAACGCCGGCGATACCGATGAGCAGGTCGGCCCGAGCACCTACTGAGAGCTCTCGCTGATCTCCTCGTAGAGCGCTCTGTAGTTTGTCTCTCCGTTTCCCCCCACGCCAGTGAGTGCGTCGATCCTGTCCTGCGCCCACTTGAGGAACGCAACCGGGAGGTCCGAGATCGTTGCGACGCGCTCGTCCTCGCCCATGCTGTCGTCGACGTACGGCGCATCGACAGTGCCCTTGGCGACCTGGTAGACGCGGACAGCACCAGCGCCACCACCGTGCTCGCCGACGTCGTCCTCGAGGGCGCCGAATTCGCCGCCGGTCAGCCCGCCGAACGTAACGGCGTCGACGTCGGCGTCCCACATGGGAGCGTACTCGGCGTCGAACGCCTCGTCGCGAGCCCAGCGGACGCCCTGCAGATGCGTCTCCACTTGGGCCCGTTCGGTCTCGAAGCGCTGTCGGATGTCGCTGTTGTCGACGTCGTTGAGGACGTCGTTGATCTCGTCGAGCTTGTCCTCGAGACGCTGCTCCTCCTCGTCGAAGTTGTAGGTTTCCGTGCGTAGAGGCATCGTGATCAGGCGATTGTGACGCCGCCAGTGACGTTGAACTGGGTCGTGTCGGTCGTGTCTGTGTCTCCGTCCGTGATCAGGTCGTTCCAGCCGTGCGTGGTCGGCTTGAGCTTCGGCAGTTGATACGCCGATACGGACGCCCCGTCGACGGCGACGTCGAACGAGCCAGACACGCTGTCCATCCGGGCCGCGGTCGTCGTCGCACCGGTGCCGCCGTAGGCGAGTTCGGTTCTCGAAGGGCCGGAGAAGATCGCGTCGGCAGTGAGCTCCGTTTCGGGCTTCGCGAGGACTGCGTCGACGGCGATGTGATCGGCGCCGCGCTGGAGCCGGCTGATGTTGCTGATCGACAGCTCGGCCGACTGGAGTTTCGTAACCTCGGCGCCGTCGACGTCGAGCGTGACGCCGTGGAACATCGCCGACGTGCCGTCGGTGACGCTGTTGATCGACGACGGTGTGATCGACGTGCCGAGTTCCTCGTCGGCGTAGGCCATCGTCAAGCTGTACGAGATCGGCTCGCCCTGATCGTAGCTGACCGTGTAGTCAAGCGGGATGCAGCCCTTGAGCTCGCGCTCGGCCGTTCCATCGAGGTAGTCGATCCCCGCGTAGACGCGCCCGGATGCCGCTCGTCCACGTGTGAATCCGGTGCCGCCGTCGTTGAAGACGAGGTCCTCGACGTCGCCGTGGACGTCCGAGGAGATCACGGCCTCAACGGCGAACGCGCCCTCGAGGTTGCCCGCGACCGACTCGACGTACTCGGCCTGGTCGGCCTCGCTCAGGTTCTGCAGCGCCCGGTCGAGTTCGAGCTCGGTCACCGTGGGGTCCCGGCCGAACTTCCAGTAGTCCGGGTTGCTGTCGGAGTCCGCGTCGACCAGCGAGCCCATGAACGTCTGTTCTTTCCCGAACGCGAGAGACGCCGCTCCCGCGCCCGTCATGCTGTGCCTCCGTCAGTGTTATCGTATCGAATCATGGTTGTCTCACTCTCAGGGTAGGGATGCGTAGCCGATCAGGCGGACGTCCCAGTCGCGTCGGAAGTAGTCCATGTTCTCCTCGCTCAGATCAGTCTCGTTTTCGACGACCAGGGTGTGGTACGCGACCGAGCCAATGTCGTTGCCCCCGACGTCGTCGACAGTTGGGTAGGACCGCTCGACATCGAGCGCGTGCTGGGCGTAGCGTACCAGCCGTTCAAAGTCGGTCGTAGAGTCGACATGCCCATACTCAGCAGCAGTGAGCGCTTCCAACCGACACGAGATCGTCGTCTCGACGCGCTTGTCGTACTCCGCCCCGACCGGTTCGGACATCCTATCGGCGAGTGATGCGCCGATCGCTGACCACTGCTTGAGCTCAAGTGACCGCTTGCGCTGGCCCGTCTCGAGGATCTCCGGTTCGTCGCGGTTGATCCGTGCCAACACCGGATCCCCGTCGCCGTCCGCCGGCCAGCTGTCTGGCCAGTTCACCTTGACGGTCTCAAGTACCCACGTCACTTCGTCCTGAACCATCGCTTAGCTCACCTCCTGTCGAAGCCAGTTGATACCGGCCTGGACGAACCGCGACTCCGGGAGTCCGGAGACATCGACCTCCGGGAGGAACGCCGTCCCATCAGGGAACATCTCCTTCAGGTGCGGATACTCATCGCCGTCGAATCGGAAGACAAGGACGGGATCTCCTTCGATGGTGTGGTCGCTGGTCCCGTTGTTGTAGAACGCGGCCACCTCGTGCTCCCAGCGCCAGGATACCTCCAGCTCGGTGTCTGACCGAGATATTTCGACGCCGGCGAACGAGTCGATGATCGGCTCGGCGTCGTAGTCGTTTCGGGAGGCGTAGCTGCGGAGCGTTCCGTGCGAGACACGCATCGCTTGGTAGACGAGGGATCGAGTGTTGCCGACCAGCTCGGCTTCGGCCTCGTCAAGCACTGGCGACGGGCCCTCAATCGAGAACGATACGCGGGCGTCAGTTTCCGCCATCGTTGTCCTCCGTGTCGCTGCCCTGCAGATCCTGCGCTGTCTCGAGGGCGTCGTCCATCGTTCGCTTGCCAAACACGCGGTAGGCGCCGCCGATCACGATCGCCAGCACGACGAGTTGCCAGAGCGCCCCCAGCGACTCGCCTGTCCACTCGCCGTGCGCCCACAGCCCGACGACCGCGAGGATCACGATGGCGCCCACGACGGACGCCAGCGCGCGGTAGGGGCGGGCCGGTTTGATCGGCATCACGGCACCTCCGCGTCGGGCTCAAGGAGCTTCCGAGCACGCTCTTTCATCTCGTCGGCCTTCGACTCGATGTTGTAGATGGTCGCGTTCTCGGGGATCTCGATGCTCGCCTCTTCGACGAACTCGGCGCCGGCGAAGTTCGCGACCGCCCTGCGGACGGTCCGCGGGATGCCCTCGTGGCCGTAGTCCCAGTCCGGGTACACAGCCTTCGACAGGCTGGCGATCTCGTCATCAAGCGAGTGGACGTTGATGTAGAGTTCGCTGATGCCGTCGTTGTTGACGCGGCCCCAGTAGTCCTCGCCCCGGTGCGTAGTGCCGACGCCGCCCTCGTAGTCGTCGCTGGCCACCCAGTCGTCGAACCCGCCGTCGGCGTTGATGACGTTGAGTTCGTTGATCGCGTCGACATCCTTCCGATCGAGGCGGATCCGCGTGTACGCCGGGATGCTGTCGTCGGCCGGCGGTTCGAGCGCCTCGGACGAGCCAACCGAGATGCGGATCTCCTGTTTGAGCTCCCGCCGCTCGTGGCGCCGGCGTTCGTACGCCGGCCCGGACTCGAGTAGCGCGTCGCTGTTCTGCCGACGGTGGTGGCGATCGCGTTCGCTGGCGCCGTGAACCATCGCCCCGTGACGAGGGAGATCCTCTTCGTCGTGTCGCGTCTTCGGACTCGTCGGGATGTCGATTGCGTCGGCCTCGTCCAGGATGTCAGCGCTGTTGGGGGCGTACCAGTGGCGCTTATAGGTCCGCTCGAGCCACTGACTCTGGGACGTGACCGCATCGATCGCGATCTGTTTGTCCTGCTCGATGTCGCCCGGGAGCGATGCTGATCGCAACGCTCGCCGGAGATCCTCGAGCGTGCAGTAGCCTACTGGATCCATGGAGAGTTACCCTCCGCCGGCCATCAGCGTGATCGTTGCCTGGTCACCGGCGGTGCCGGTCCCGCTCGAACACCGAACGCGCACCTCGACGTCGCCCGTCTCGTAGACATCGTCGTAGTCAGCGCTACCGGTCAGCTCATCGTCGACGTTCTGGATCCACTCGCCGCCGCGTCGACGGGCGTCCCACTGGTAGTCCGCAGCGGCGTCGCCCCGGATGTGCAGCGAGGCGATCGATGCACCGAGCATCCGGATCGAGGCGGATCCGCCGGCAGTCTCGATGTCGATCGTCTTCTCGGCGACCTGTGGCGATTCAGGCATGCGTTAGCCCTCCCTCTTGAGCGTGTACGCCGTGCCCTTCGGGATGAACACTTCAAGGCGCGTGTTGTCCGGGCCGTCGGTGACAGTGATTCGCTCACCATTCTCGGTGCTCTCTGTTGTGACCGCCTCGGGATCCGTCTCGAACGTCTCCGTTCTGGCAGGATTTGTGTCGTAGATACAGACGGTGAACTCCTGAACCATCGGTTAGCCCTCCAGTTCGTCCAGCCGGTCGTCGATCGCGTCCAGGGCGCCGGTGCGGTTCTTGTCGGCCGTCTCGAGCTCCTTGATCGCGTCGAGCTCTTCGACGTTGTCGACGTCCTGAACGAGCTCGGCGATCTCATCGTTCGTCTGCTCGCTGGGATCGAACGCGACCGCGTCGCGGACCGTCTCGATGCCGTTCTCGAACGACTCGGCGTCGGCGTCGGCGGCCAGGAACTCGGACGGCTCCGGAAGTTCCTCGACGTCATTGTCGCCAGCGCCAGCCTCGCCCTCATCGTCATCGCCGGCGTCCTCGGTGTCGTCGACGGGCTCGAACTCGGCGTCCGTGACCTCGATCCGCTCGAAGTCGCCGCGCTCGTCGCAGAGGTACGCGGCCATCTCGTCGTCGACGCCAGCGCGATCGCCGACCGTGAAGCGCCGCTCCAGCGGGCGGACGTAGACTCGCCCGCCCTGGACCTTCTCAACTGTCGGCATGATCAGGCGCTCCCGGTGGCGACCACGACCCAGCCCGATGCCGTGCCGTCGATGTTCAGGACGGTCGCCGTAGCGCCCTGTGTGGTGATGTTGCTCGGTCCGGTGCCGACGAAGTCCGCATCCGCGAACGACAGCGTCGGTGTGTTCGCGCCGCCGTCGTGGACGACCGTGACCTCCCGGCCCTCCGCAGCGGCGGTCGAGAGGTCGACCGTGTTCGTCCCGTCGGCCGTGACGATGTGGACGTCGGTGTCCTCGGAGACGGCCGTGTCGGCGCCGTTCGCGGGCGCGTCGGTCGCGACGTTGCCGCGGGCGCCGTCGGCGAGCGCGAGCCCGCGCTCGTAGCGGTCGCGGATCTCCGCGTTGGTGGTGGGTCCTGCCATCAGTTGCCGACCTCCTCACCGTCGATGTAGATGTCGACTGGTTCCTCTTCCGGGATGCGGTACTCGGTTCCCTGTGCCTGGATCACGACCGCGTCGTCGGCGTCGTGGCTGTGATAGACATCGGCGAGCGGCTCGTCGTCGTGGTCATCGGGTGTGCCCCGATAGACCGTTGTGCGCGTCATGTCAGATCACCACGTTAGGCCGCGGGGTCCTCGATGTTCGTGACCAGCGCGCCCGCCTGGAGGGACTTGATCTGGAAGTCGAACTGCCCTTCGAGCCAGTTGCGCGAGTGCAGCGCGTTCTCGTTGACCTTGTCGGAGTTGGTCGTCTGGTCGAGTTCCATCTCGCGGAACAGGCCGTACGCCAGGTTCTCCGGATCGGTGAGCATGGCGTAGCCGTTCGGCCAGCCGTTGACGCCGATGATGTCGTACTCGAAGGGCGTGACGTCGCCGTCGCCCATGAGGACGGCAGCGCCGCCGACGTCCTCGCGCTCGGTCAGGTCGTAGTTGTACTGCTGAACCTGGTCTGGACTGCACAGCCAGACGACATCGTCGGGGTCGCGGAAGCGCGGGTCCAGCGCCTGGACGCCGTCGTTGAACATCTTCGTGTCGATGGGGGCGTCGCCCATGTCGACTTCGGGCATCGAGTCGACATCGCCCGCTGCGGTGTCCTCGAGACCGATACGGTCCGAGTTGCTGTCCTTGCCCTCAGCGACGGCGATCCAGCCGTTCCAGGTGGAGTCGAGATCCGACGCGCCGGCGCCGGCGTAGGCCTCGAGGTTGCCGTTGGTGGCGTTGGCCCGCATGCCGATCAGGCCGATGTCGTTCGCCCAGCGCTGGATGAACTCGTCGATGATGTACTGCCCGAACTCGTCGTCCTCGTAGTGGGTGTTCTTCAGCGCGTCGCGGTTGGGCTCGACGAGGATGTAGTACTGCTTGTCGGTAGTGTTGAACTTCACCTCGCCGGACTCGGCGTCGGAGCCCTGGGTCCGGTTGCCCTCCTCGTCGCGCGTGTTGCCCGAAAGCATCGGGACGCCGAACCGGGGGACGTCCATTTCGAGGCGGTCGAGCGGCATCACGTCGGCCATGCCAAGGATCTCGATCTCCTCCTGCGTCCGGGTGAGGAACTCCTCGAACGTCTCGGGGTCGAGCTGGTAGCCGTCCAGCTCCGCCAGGCCGATGTCCTTCTGCGTGCCGTGCAGGGCGTCGCGGTTCTGCTGTCGTGCCGGGGAAAGAGAGTTGGGACTCATCTGTTGACCTCGTTAGTTGAGCATCTTGCCGAGCTGGTCGAGGCTGCCGTCCTCGCCGCCCTCGTCGGTGCCTGCGTCGCGTTCGAGCTGCGTCGAGACGCCGGACTGCTGGGAGATCGTGTCCAGGCGGTCCTCGACCTCGTCGACGCGTTCCGCCTTCTCGTTGAGCCGCTCGATCGCATCGGCGACGCCGATGTCCGATTCCTCGTCGACGCCGAGTGCGGCCTTTGCTGCGTCCTCGCGGACCTCGTAGGTCTCGCCGTCGATCTCGATTTCCGCAGTCTTCGCCTCTGGGCCGGAGAACGTCTCGGTGAGGTTCTCGACCGCCTGCGTCAGGTCGCTGATCTGTTCTGCGTTCTGTTCGGCGAGGCTTTTGTCGTTCTCGTCGTCGGGGGTGTCATCACTCATGTCTGTGGTGTCTGAGTCAGTGTCGTCATCCGGCGTATCGCCGCCGGCGTCGTCGTTGGATGGCGATTCGTTACTGGCCGAAGCTGCCTTCCGATGGACTCGCTGGGCCATGTTGGCCAGCTGGTCTGTGGGACTGTCGACCGTCCCAAGCGACTCGATCACGTTGTTGGTCGCTTGTTCAAGGTCATCGATGCTCCCGTAGATAGAGACGTGCGGGTCGTCGAGCGGGTCCGGGAACGCCTCCCGGCGCCAGTCGACATACACGTCATGTTCTGGGAAGTTGACGCCCATCCCGAGTAGATCGCCGTCGTAGTCCGTGTCGTCGTTATCCGAAGCCACGACGCGGAACACGTCAACGCCAACGGTGTCATCTTTGGTGACGGACTTCGCGTTGCTGACCTCGTCGTCTTCGTCGTCTTCGCCGTCCTCCTCATCGTCGTCGACGTCGAGGTCATCGGGATCGTCGCCCCACGTGCGGCCGTCGTGCTCGGAGAGGTCGAAGTCGACGTCGTCACGGTCGGTGAACCGCTCGATGCCGTGCTCGATGCCGGCGTCTTCGAGGACGTCCGCCGCCGAGTCGATCGTCGCGAACAGCGAGTGCTGGTTTGCGGTCGACAGAGTGCGCCCCTCCTTCGCGGCGCCGTCCGCATCCTCGGGGGACTTCGATGCGCCCGCCCCGTCATCGGTGCCGAACGTCGGGTCCGGGTTGGCGGTGGGCCCTGCCGCGGCCTCGGAGTCGCCACCGGTCAGTGCCGAGAGGAACGCCTTCCCGGCCCGGTGGAGCGTCGACTGCTTGCCGGGCAGGTCCGAGCCATCGACGTCGACGGCCTCGTTAAGGACATCCCAGAGCTGCTGGGCATCGGCCTCGGAGTGGCCGCGCTTCTGGGCCTCCTCCAGGAACCCATCCAGATCGCCGAGGTAGTCGCCGAGGCGCTTCTCGGTGTCGGCCTTCGTCTCGAGGATCTGGGCGTCGGGCACCGCGGGGATGTCGACCGCCGAGACCTCGCGGATGGTCGCACTGACGAGCTCCCAGACGTGGGGGTTCTCACCGAGATCGTCTGGCGCGTCGACGTCGTCGACGGCGTCGTCGTCCAGTTCGTACGGGCCATCCCAGTGGACGTCGATCGCCCCGATGGAGTAGCCCGCGAGGACGTCGTCAGCGATGAGCTCCCAGAGGCTGTTTTCGTTGATGCGCCATTCCTGGACCCACGCGCCGGCGTCGACGGTCTCGCCGCCGATCTCCTCGCTCTCGTCGAGGACTTCGTTGCGCTCGAGGTCCATCCAGTCGTCGGGGAAGACGGCGTGCATGATGCCGCCGCCCGCCTCGCCGGCCTCGACGAACGTCTCGAACTGGTCGGCGAACCCCCGGATGGTCTCCTCACGAGCGAAGTCGTGCTGGAGGTCCGCCTTGTCGGGGACCATCACGATGCCAGCGGCGACCTGCTCGTCGTCGTCCTTCGTGACGAACTCGACATCCTTGCGGAACTGCTCGCCGCCGGCCTTCGTTACGGGCGGCATGGGTCAGTCCTCCTCAGACAGCGCGTTCCTGAGAAAGCCGGTCACGCGGTCGTCGGGATCGCCGTCTTCGATCGCGTGGACGGCCCGCTGAACGTAGTCGCGTTCTTCAGGAGTCATCTGTCAGCCCTCCGCATCGTCCTCGTCTTCGTCGTCGGCGCGGTCGGAGTCGGCGTCGGCGTCCTTCGTTTTGTCAAGCTTGTTGGCTCGACCGGTCGAGAGGACGCCTCGCTTCTCGCCGCGCTCCTTGTTTTTCTTTCGTGTCATCGTGGTCGTAAAGTCGCTTCAGCCCGGTCGAACCTCACACAGGGGAGTCGGGTCGCTCCCTGGATCATCGGTCGGTTGCTCTGCCAGTACGAGATCAGTCGCTACGCCAGTCGCCCAGCATGGCGACTGTCTTCCCGATCACGTATGGGGCGCCCACTGAGACGGCGATCACCGCAGCCTCAACGGGGTCGGTGACCAGTGCGCTGATGAAGGCTGCCACGATGACCAGCACCCCGAACACGATCGCGCCGACGATGTACGCCCGGGGCGCGCTCTCGCGAGCGGCGTCGGTGATGGCAGCGATAGTGCCGTTCATAGAGTCACCGGAGTTTGTTGAGCAGTCGCTGGGCAAGCGATTGCGCTGAGTTGCCGCCCTCATCGTCGCCGGTGTCGAGTCCGGCTTCGTCGTAGACGTCCTCTGCGTCGACATCGCCCAACCACGAGTCCTGATCAGAGGGTATTTCGACCATCGTTACGCCTCCGCCGATTCGGTGTAGATGTCAGTCATGTCTCCATCGTCTGATGTGTAGATATCGTCCGGGCTGTACGTCTCCGACCCGTCTTTGCCGACGATGAGTTCGTTCTCTTCCTCGGCCAGGCCGGGCGTCGTGTGCGACGAGCCCCATACTTCATCGACAGGGATCTCGGTCTGGATGATAACACCATCCTCCTCGCCCTCATCCGCGAACTGCTCGGCATGAGCTGGGAATGTCGACCACGACTCGAGCGTCCGATGCTCGATGTCGATATCTTCGCCGTTTTCTGCGGCTTCCTGAATCTGCTCCGCGAACTCTCCACTGACGCCACGCGCCACCGGGACAGTCTCGCCGAACGTCTCTCTGAGAATCTCTCTCGTGACTGCAACGCTATCACCGATGGCCGTAACAGGGTCGTCTCCCTCGGCTGCTGGGAGAGGGTCGCCGACAGTATCCGGGTCGGCAGTGGCATCGTCAGGAATGTTGTCGTTGCCTGTCGTGTCGATCGCTGCGCCCCACAACTCTGCCGTGTTATCGTTGAGGAGTGACCCGTCTTGTTCGGCGCGCCAAGCATCAAAGGACTGTGCAGCCTCGTGTTGTTCAGGTCCATAGGCCGGGTCGACGACGTAGTCGTCGTTCAGTGCCCCTTCGGATGCTTCCCTGACCGCAGAGGTTTCTGTGGAGAGTGCATCCTGGACGACCTGCGCCGATTCGACTTCCTGGTCGCCGACATCAATTGTTTCTGTTTGATGGATGTACGCGGATTCGGCAACCACACGCTCCCCGCTTTCGTCGAGGTTGTCGACATGTTCTCTCGCTGCCGCCAGTGCATCACCCACGGTTGCGCCCTCGGCGACGGCGTCCTCAACAGCGCTCTGTAACTGCTCCCGGGCTTCGTCGCTGCCATTCCACGAGTCAGGAGCACCATCTTGGATCGCTTCCGACCCGGGTGTGTTGTCGCCATCAGGTGAGCAGTATAGTCCACCACGCGGCCCCTCATGGACTGTCCCGTCGCACTCGCTCTCGTCATCGATGTGGGTGGCGTCGTCGGGGACTCCTGATGGAGTCTTCTGCCGCTCGCTAAAATCCCGGCCGCCCGCTGATCGCGCCGCCAAGAGTGAGATGTCGTCCGGGACGTCCTCGGCATCCGGCATCGGCCCTTCCGGGAGCCGGCCGTGGAAATTGGTGATCTCAACATACTCGTAGTCCAGCCGGATGTTGTCGTAGTGATAGCTACCGTGACTACTCGCGTTCGCCAGTGCCGACCACTCCGTCGCCGGGACGTCAACGTAGGCGTACAGCGACGACTGGCCTTCGTCGCGCTGGAACGACAGGTAGAGCTCGTTCGTCTCAAAGTCGAACAGCCCATCATCCAAATTCGAGCTGTCGAACTCCATCTGCTCGATCGAGTCCTTTGAAACGAGATCGGCCTCGACGGCAGCCCACTCGCGTTCGGCGATCTTGTTGTCTGGCGGCGGGAGCTGGTTCTCGATGGGAGGTTGATCTGGCCCCTCCCCAGGGGCGCCCTGGGCCTCCCGCCCCACGTTCGCGACGAGTGTGTCGCCGTCGATCTCGTGGTCCTCGGGGAGTGGGTCCTCGCCAACCATCTCGAGGGCGCGATTCACCGGGACGGCGCCCCTGACGGCCTGGATCTTCCGGCGGGCAACGGCGGCGTCCTCCTTGGGTTGGTCGGCGCCGCGCAGCTCGAACTCGATCGTCCAGTCACGGATCCCAAACGCCTTCTGGTGGAGGATCTGGTAGAGCCGTGCAGCGAACTTGTGCTGCTCGGGCTGGATCACCTCCAGGGCGAAGTCCCGATCCTGTTGGTCGGAGTTCGAGTAGTTTGCCGACTCGGTGATCCCGATCTTGACTGGCGGGACCTCTAGCACTTTCGCGATCTCGTGCTCGTTCTTCTCCCGGAACTGCCGGAAGTCCATCTCCTCGCTGATGCCCTGGCCCAGCGGCTCGATCGAGATCTCGGCGTCGGTGCCGTCCTCGGTCTGGAGGTCTTTCTTGTCGAGGAACTTCTCGACCTCCAGCACGACGGCGCGATGGGACTCCGCACGGAGCCCGTTGAGCATCTGCCGCAGGTCCTCGCGGGACTCTTCGGAGAGCTCGCCGCCAGTCACCTTGACGACCATCCGAGGGATCGTGTCGTTATCGAAGAAGTCGCGGTTGTAGTCCTTGGCCGCTTCGTCGGCCGTGATCGTCCGGATGGCGCTCACCCAGTCCGGGATGCCGTAGTCGTCGGCCAGCGGGGACGGGTTGGTGACGAAGATTAGCTCGTTGGCTGGATCGTGCTCGAGCTTTTCTGCCGACCCGGTGACGACGTCGCCAGTCTCCTGGTCGACGAAGAGGGGCTCCCGCTTGTCGTCCTCGCTGCGCCCACGCCAGCGGTCGCCGGCCTCGCCGAAGTACCGGCGCCGGCCGTCGCGGATCTGGACGTAGCCCCTACTCGCAAACTCCGCCCCATCGGCGTCGACGAACCTCCCCTCCTCAGGATGACGGGGCTGGTCGAACTGGCTCTGGGGCTTCCGAACACGGACGGTGTTCGCCGGGACATGCGCGAGGCCGACCGGGTCGCCCTCCATGTTGGTGAGGATCTCGAGCGCACACCAGCCGATGAGGTGGTAGTCCTGGCGAGCGAGCTCGAGGACTTCCTCGGGCGTCGTCGGCTCGGCCTTCTGGCGGGCCTTGGTCTGCCAGCGTGAGTCCAGGCCGCGCCAGAAGTCGCGGATCGTCTCGCGCTCGTCGTCGCTCGCCTCCTCGGCGTCGACGTCGACGTGCGGGACGATCGAGAAGCCGTAGCCCACCTCGTAGCGGGCCTTCTTGCGGATGCCGACCGAGAGCGTCTCGTTCAGTTCGCTGAACGACGCCAGCCGGTCGGGATTGTACGGTGGCTTGATGCCGGCGCCGTGGGTACGGATCCGGCGGTCGGAGAGCTGCGTGCTGTTCTCGGCCTTCGCCAGCGGCGTGCCATCGCCGATCCCCGAGACCTTGACCTCGATCTCGCCGCTATCGTCAGCGCTACTCATCGTCCTGGCCTCCGTCGTACTGACCGCTGTTCGTGTCCGGAATCATATGTATGAAACACCCGTCGAGTTGCTATCGTCATCCTCGTCGTCGGTGCCATCAGGATCCTCATCGGCGAGACCCAGGGACTCTATCCGCCGGAGCCCCTGCTCGGCCATGTACCACGCCGCGATCAGGTCGGGCGTGTGGCCCTGGAGCCGCCCGTCTTTGAGCTCCAGCGACTGCATCGCCTGGACGAAGTCCTCGGTCGGCTGGTGGCCGCGGTGGAACAGCATCGACCCGTTCTCGACAAGTGTCCGGAGCCGCGGGATGCCGTTCTCCCAGCTGTGTTTCTTTCCACTCGTCGGGATGCCAGTGACTTTCGCGCGCAGTTGAGCGTCGAACTCGATCGCGTCCTCGACGACGTAGCCTTGCATCCCGTTGCTCTCGATCACGATCATCGCCGGGTCGAACCGACGGTCATACTCGGTGAGCAGCGTCTTCACCTCGCTGGGCTGCATCCCCGCCTCGGCGTGGGCGTCCAGGAGACGACGTCGGCCGTCGCGCTGGAGCAGCCAGACGTTGAACGCGGCGTCGTCGCCGGTCGGCGAGTTCGCCGGGTCGTGGGCGACGACGATCGCCTCGCCGGCGCCGGCGGTGTACTCCTGAGGCGGATCCTGGCTGCGGATCGAACAGCCGCCGTCCTCCGCCGCAGCCCGGACGTCGGCCGCCTCGATCAGGTTGCCCGAGGCGCCGCGGATCACCAACGCGTACTCCCGCCAGAAGCGGTGGTTCGCCATCTTCGAGCGCTTGTCGTCGAGCCACTCCGGGCCGCGGGCCTCTGGCCAGAGCACCTGCATCGTCTCGCCCTCGCTCCATGGGTTCTCGACCTCGGTGTAGAGCGCCTCGTCAGGACGGCGCTCGGCCCAGTCGTCGTCCTCGCCGAACTGCTGATCCCAGACGTCGAGGATCGCCGGGTACTCGTCGACCGCGTAGCCCTCAAGCGTCCGGAAGTGGGCGTAGATGTCGTCCGGGCGCTTCCGAGTGCCGATCACGACCGTCCGGCCGTTGTCCTTGACCATCGGGACCGTGACGGCCTCGATCCAGTCGAGGACGTCGTCGGTCGAGCCGTCGCCCTTCTCCTTGATGATGTCGTCCAGGATCAGCAGGTGGGCACGGTCACCTTCGATCCCGCCGTCGAGCCAGCCGGCGTTCAGGATCGAGCCGTTCGCGAAGATCTTCGCCGTGATCGTGTTCTTCTGGGCCGGCTCGTTCAGGTTGGTGAGCCACTCGTTGCGCTCGACCATCTTCCAGAATTCGGTGTCGGCCTTCTTCTGGACCGAGCCCTGGTTGTTCATCGCCCAGATCCCGCGGAACCCGTCCTTGTACTCGAGGCAGCCGATCAGGTATGTCAGCGTGATCGTCGTCTTCAGCCCGTCACGGTGACAGAGCAGGACGCGGTCGCCGGCGTCGAACTTCTCGAGCCAGCGTTCGTGATGATCGCCCAGGAGGTGGTAGGGGTCATCCTCCATCTCTTCGGCCATGTAGTTCCGCGTCAGCTCGTTGGCGAAGTCGATCCACGAGGCCGGCCCCTCGAAGGGGTTCAGCAAGTCCCGTTTGGTCTCCGGCGACGTCGTCGCCGCGGCAAGGCGCTCCGCTGCGGCTTCCGGGTCGACGTCGTTGCTCATGCTACACATCGGCCAGCCCCCCGTCGTCCTGCTGTTGGCGCTGCCGGATGAGTTCGAGCGCGAGTTCCTGCTCGTCCTCGGCGAGCTCGTGTTCAGTCGACTGGTTCAGGTTGGCCTCCAGACGGTTGGGCTCGCGGCCGACGTGGCCGCGATCGCCGAGCCACTCGTTCCACTCCGACGCCGTCTTCGCCGCCTTCCGGTACTCGTCGTTCTCCATGAGCTTCCGGATCGCCGTCTCGTAGACCGTGGCCGTGATCGCGTCGACGCGGTCCTCGTCCATCCGGCCCACTACGTACTGCTGCAGCCGGGCCTTGTCCTGAGAGATCTGGCTCTTCGAGACGTCGTACCGGGAGGCTAAACGCGTCGGGCTGATTGAGTCCGGATGCCCGGCCTTCTCGATCAACTCGAGGATCTCTGCTCGCCGCTCCGTCCAGTGGTATTCCTCGGGCGGCTTGTCCTCGGGGATGTCGATCGCCCGGTAGTCGGTGTCGCTCATGTTCAGTCTCGTTCAGTGTTCGCCGGCGTTGACGCCGGCCTCGAGCTGGCGCTCGGCCTCAGCCACGCGCCGCTCGATCACCTGGCGGTAGGTCTCCTCGTCGACCTCGAAGCCGATGCAATCGCGCTCGTTCCGAAGCGCCGCCACTGCGGTGCTCCCCGAGCCCAGGAACGGATCCAGAACGACATCCTCCTGGGAAGATGACTGCTCCAGCAGCGTCTCCAGAAGGCCGACCGGCTTCTCGGTCGGGTGCTCGTTGCCGTCTGAGGAGTGCTTGTGCAGGATGACGTCCGACACCGTCCGGTCGAGCGATCGGGCATCGGCGACGTCGTGGACGGCGTAGAGGATGAACTCGTGTTGGTAGCCGTAGCGGACGCCGCCACTGCCGAACGACGTCTGGTTGTTCGGGGCCGACTTCAGCCAGACGACGCAGTTGAGGACCTCGAAGCCGGCATCCTGGAGGACATCCCGGAAGTCGTCGTACGTCTTCCAGGAGGCGAACGCGTAGAGGTGGCCGTCCTCGGCGAGCACTCGCTTGAGCTCGGGGACGATCGCCCGCCAGAGGTCGACCGCTTCCTCGTAGCCGTCGTTCTCCAGCGAGCCGGCGTGCTCGGTCTCCGAACTCCCCAGCGTCTCACTCAAGTCGAGATCGACGCCGTAGGGCGGGTCCGTGAGGACGACGTCGACGCTGTCGTCGTCGACGTGTTCGTGGAGACCTGCGACAGCGTCCTCGAAGTGGACCTGTGTCGTAGGGTCGTACTCGTAGGCGGGCGCCGTCGCGTTGTCCACGCGGATCTCCGAGAGCAACTCGTCGAGATCTTCGTCGGCCGCGTCGACGAGGTCCTGGACGTCCTCGCCGCGCCCCGCGTTCAGCAGGTAGTCGTACTCGAGGGCGTCGCGCTTGGTGTCGTGCTCGCCGGAGATCTTGTTGAGCTCCTGGCGCCAGAGCCGGCGTTCAGCGTCGTCCTCGAAGTCGTAGAGCTTGACCGGGACCTCCTCGAGGCCGACCTCCTGGGCCGCCCGCCAGCGGTGCTCGCCATCGGCGATCAGCCCCTCAGCGTTGCCGTCGTACCCAGGAAGGTCACCCGTGTTCGCGACGATCGCGTTGCCGATCCAGCCCTTCTCGCGAAGGTTGTCCACGAGGAGCCCGAACATCTCGTCGGACTGCTCGTTCGGGTTGTCGCCGTCGACGCAGAGTTCATCCGGGGGGACGGTCGTTTCCGCTTCTGGCTGTGGAAGCTCGTCGAGCGTGAGTTCGTCCATGATCAGTCGCCTCCTGCGTCTTTCTGCTGGCGCTGCCGGATGACCTCGAGAGCGAGCTCTTTCTCGTCGTCACCGAGTTCGTGTTGGGTCGTCTGGTCGACCTCGGCCTGCATCGATATCTCGTCCTCGTTGGGGACGACGTTGAACTCCGAGAGCAGCTGGCGGCCCTCACGGATCAGTGCTGGGTCCATCGCATCCTCGCCGCGCAACGCGAGGTTCATGCCGACGATCCCGAGCAGGTTGACCGCCTCCTCGGGGTCGTCCAGTGCGTCGACCCACTCGTCGAAGACACGCTGCTGGCGGTCGGAGAGCTTTGACTTGAAGTACTCCGATGTCGCCCCGTGCTTGAAGTTCGGGTTCGACTCGCCCCACTGCTCGCCGGTGACAGGGTGGTTCCGGCACGGTCCGATGTCGCGGTCGGTCCCCCAGCCCGCTCGCTGGAGGCAGTAGTCGATGTCGTCTCGTTCCCGGCCGTGGTCGGTAGGCGTCGTCCGGTCGGACTTCTGGGCGGCGCAGATGGGGTAGCCCTTCTCGGGGTGGAGCGGGTAGCCCACATCGTTACGAGGCGGTTCCTCGGAGAATTCGTAGTCTGTCATAAGTGGTTCTCCAGAACAGGGGGCGTCATCAGTGGGTCACCGGGGCGGGCCGGACCGCGACGGGCCCGATGGTCCCGACCGACGGACGCCGCTGGGCGTCTTCGGCGAGTCGACATCGCGATCGTGCTCGCCGCGGAGGTGGCACTTCTTGCAGCGCTTCCGGCGGTTGTTCGGGTGGCCGTTCGACGGATTGCCGTCGTTGTGGTGGACGTCCGCGCGCTCGACGTCGTCGAACGACCGACCGCAGCCCGGGCAGCGTCGGCCAGCGCGTTCGTCCCACGTTCGTTCGCGGTCACGATCTCGGGACATGGTCAGTGATCAAGCAGCAGTTCGCGAGTACACTCCGGGCAGAGTGTGATGAGGTCGCCCGGCTCGTAGCCGTGCTGCCGGAGTTGGTCGCCGTACCGAGTATTGTCGTACCAGTCCTCGTTGAACTCGCCGGTGAACGGTGGCCGGCCGTCGCGAGGCTCCTCTGCATCGGTGTCGCAGAAGCCGTCGCACTGGTAGAGGTAGGGCATATGTATTCGAAGTGAATTCAGTGGAGTCGGTGCTCGACTTGCTTGGCCGTCTCAGCAGGGAGCTGTGCCTCGAGGTCATCTAACCGGCCCTCGATCCGCTCGACGGCGTCCTCGATCGCGGCGGCGTCCTGGTCGGTGAGCTCGACGTCGTCACGGAGCAGCGGCAGGACGACCTCGCGGAAGAACTCGGGCCACTGGCGATCGTCGCGATGGCCGTCGAGCTCCTCGAAGAGCTCGTCGGGCAGCGAGATCGGTGTCCGGGACATGGTTATTCGAAGTGCATTCACTCCTTGGGGTGGTACCGGTAGTTTGACGGCGTCGACGCGAGCACAGCGGCGCCTAGGGCGACGACGTAGCAGGACCGATGCCACTCTGCGTCGCCTTCGGTCGCGTCGTCGCACTGGGGTGCCTGGCACATCAGTCGGTCACGCCCCATCTGGTGTCCGTCGACGGTCGCTGCGACGCGCACGGCCGGCAGACGTCCTCATCGAACTCGGGGACGGGGCCGAACGGGACCGTTTCCCTACAGTCGGCGCACTCGAAGGTCATCGTGAGAGTGCCGAGGGGTCCTCGGCGGCCGCCTTACGCTCCTCGAGATCAGCGTAGCGCTCCAGTCCGTACCAGACAGCGAGCCCGAGCGCGATGAACAGCACGTTCGCCGCGATGCCCAGCAGCTCGACCGTGCCGGGCTGGCCCTCGATCGCGATCGCCGACGAGCCCATCATCAGCGCGACGCCGATGAGGAACAGCACGGTCACGTACGCCGGGTGGACCTGCCGGGCCCGGAGAAGCTGGAAGTACAGCGCTGCGATCATCCAGACGGCGCCGGCCACTGTTCCGAGGGCGTTGACGAGCGGGACTTCACTCATCGTCGCCCTCCCCGCCCTGAGTTGTGACCAGTGCGCCGAAGTCGATCGGCAGTTGATCCAGTGCGATGTCGACACTCAGTAGCGTCGATATCAGGCTGATCAGGATCAGCTTGTTCTCGAGTGTCAGCGTGACGCCGTTGATGATCGTTTCGGCCGCGACCAGACCCAGCAGCGTCAGCACGGCCGCGCCACCGGTCAAGAAGCGGATCTGTCTTTTGAGACTCATTCATGGTCTTGGGATTTCGGTGCGCGCTCGATGTCGAGGTCCTTGGCGGCCATCCGGACGCCGCGCTCGATCGAGACGTCGCGACCGGAGTAGTGCGCCCGCCAGAGATCGGGCCGCCAGCTCGTCGGCTCCTCGTGCGCCGTGACGATCACGGCCGGACCGCGTGCGGTGGCTGCAGGGATTTCGAACAGACGGACGTGGACCTGCCGCCGGCGCAGCCACTCCGGAGCGCCAGGGTACAGCTTCGAGCCGTGATACCGCGCCCACGACGCCGCTTCCGGGCGGGCCGCCCAGTCGCTCGCGAACGACGCTAACGGTTGGGGTCTGTAGCCCGCTGCGGCGAGGTCGTCCAGGACGTCGTCGACGGTGACGCCCTGGAGTGTCGCGACGCGTTCGTCGACGCCGACGTCGGTCTCCGCGTAGAGATCGCCGTCGGCATTGGTGAACACGCGGTGGAGCAGCGGGACGGCTAGCCGGCGGACTGGTGCCCAGAACCGCGAGTCCTCGCTGAACCAGTCGCCTGGGGCGTACAGCCGTGCCGCGACGAGTGTCGCGACCAGGGCGACGCCGCCGACGTAGATGACGTCCGGTGAAAGCTGGTCGATCATGAGTATGGAAAAGCGCTCGGAGCGCGATTTGAACGCGCGACAGGGCTGCGGACGGTCAACAACTATCGCATTTTTCGAACGCAGCCTGGCTCGTCCTCGCCAGCCCGAGCAAGGGGTACTTGGAGCGGGTGGCCGGGGCGGAGTGGCTACCGCGACCGTCATGTCCTGACGCCCGGCTCGCGGTTGTCCCGCGAATCCTCGGGCGACGATCGCTCCCGGCGCGGTCAGGACGCCGCGTCATCCCTGGTCTCGTACATGGCCTCCGGTGAGGGCCGAGGTGATTTGTGGTCAGTCCGCGCGTCCTGATGCGATGCGGTTCCCTCGAGCAGCCCACACTGGGACTGACGCCGTCATCGGGAGCCGCGGTCGTCGAGAAACGCCTCGATCTCGCTGATCTGCTCAGTCGACCAGCGACTCGACGCCCGGGCACGGTCGGCGTCGACGCTGATCGGGCGGCCCGTGATGACCTCGCGGCTCGAGTCACGGACCACGATCTCGAACGCGACGCCGTCGACGTCGGCCACGAAGCAGTAGATGTCTCGCCCGTCCCGGTGAACGTCGCCGCGTGTGATACAGCGCCGGACGACCTCGCCGTCCAGGTGCCGGTCGTAGCCGTCCGCCCCGCGGCCACGAAGCCGCTGGGCGAACAGGTTCGACGGCGAGAACGCGGACGGCTCTCTGGGGAGCGGGACTTCGGTCGACATGAATGCAGAGTGTGTTCAGCGGTCTAGGACCACCGCATCCGCGATCGCCGCGCGAACATCCAGCCCGTTGCTGTCCTCGACTGGGACGGCCTGGTCGACGACCGCGTCGAACAGCTGGCGTCGATCGAGTTGGACGTCGTGCTTGTCCTCGGCCCGGAGTGTCCGCGCTGCGCGGTGGAGGAAGTACGCCGTCTCGAAGGGGAAGCGGTCGCGGATGATCGCCTCACCGTGCTGGTGGGCGGTGTTGCCGCAGCGACAGACCGTGCCCGTCGCGACGCCGCGCTCGACGATCGGTCGGTCGCCCTCTTCGTCGACATCCATCGAGATCTCGCCCTGGTCGGCGTGCTCGGTTCGGTACTGGTAGCCCACGAGGACGTCCTTCGCGTGGTCCCACTCCTGGTGGTCGCTGGGGCCGATCACGACCGTGGAGTCCGGCTTGTCGACCGTCTTCAGCTGGCGTCCGCAGGTCTTGCAGAAGCGATGGTCGTGCTCAAGGATCTCCAAGATCCGCCCTGCCTGTTTGGCCCGCTTGTGGGCGCGGTGGCAGGCCGTCGAGCAGAACGACCCTGCGACCGACGTCGACGGCCGGCGGTCACCGCCGCAGTGCGAGCATTCGTACGTCTCTTCGTCCGTCGGCTGGCTGGGCATTGTACTCATGATTTTGCGGGACGGTCGGCTATCGGCACCAAGGGCGCTCTGAACGCCCCCAGGTAGAACAGTCGCGTTACTGGTAATTGCGGGCTGGTTATCCATAAATGCGCGTTTAGACCCGCTCTGCGGGTCTAATCATGTTGTTCGATAGAGGTGATGCCGGGCATCGCCGTAATCCGGATGCTCAGTGACGAGGTCCTGGTCTTCGAGGCGGTCAAGCGCATCCTGCACGCCTGTCTCTGAGAGAGCCGTCGTCTCGATCAGTTCCCGCTGGGTGAGTGGCCCCTCGTTGTCCAGGACGACGTAGACGAGTTTCGTCGCCGGCGTGGACGATGCGAGCTCGGTCGGGATCTCGATCTGTTCCTGGTCAGTCATCGTTGCGATCACCTCCGTCGGTCGCGACGGCAGGAGCCGTCTCGTCGATTGTCGCCTGGTCGGGCCGCTCGCCGATCGCGACGATCCGCGAGTCCGACCGGGACTCGTCGACGTCGCCGACCAGCGTCCGAACCAGCGGCAGCCACTCCGCGACCGCCGGATCGACAGCCTCTCGCACACCCCAGATGTCGACTGTTCCGCTGGGGCCGAACAGCTCGTGGATCTCGGCATCGGCGACGTCGACGCCGAGCCGAACCAGCAGTTCGTAGACGACATCGCCCAGCTTCTGATCCGCCGTCGTGGTGGCGTAGGGGCTGTCCTCCGGGCCGCTCCGGGTACTGCCGGTTGCGTACCACGGCAGCACCGTCGCCGTCCAGGACGTCCCGTCGACGCGGTCGATCAGGTCCAGCGCCGCCAGCGTCTCGGCGTGTCGGTCGAACGTGCCGCCGTGGATCCCGGCCTGGTCGGCGATCTCCGACCGGCCCAGGCCGCCGTCAGCCTCGAGCAGCACCTTCAGGATCTTCCCGATGCTCGGCGCCTTGTCAGGGAGGAGCCGGCTCGCCGGGAGGGACGCCAGTGCCGATTCGACGTCCCGCAGTTCGACATCTCGGTAGACGCTTTTCAGACTGCTGAACGCATCGGCGACGTCGTACGGCGAGTCGCAGTAGGCCTGGAACAGCCGGACCGTCCGCCGGAATGCGTCCTCGTTGCCGTGGGGCATCATGCCCTTCTGCTTGAGGAACCGCTCGACGGCGTAGCGCATCCCGGCGTAGCCGTTGGCGTCGGCCACCTCGATCGGGAGCTCGATCTCGTCGTAGTCGGTCATGTCGTCCTGGAGCTCCTCGTTCTTCCGCCGCAGCGCCGCCTCGACGTCGCGGCGGTAGGTGTCGGCGTGGGGGCCCGACACCACCCAGGACGCCCGGAGGTCCGCCGTCGGATCGTCGGGCAGCACCTCGCGGGGCATTGCCTGTTTCCGGCGCCGTTCGTCGGTCTCCCAATTGTTTCGGTACACCGAGTGGGCGCCATAGGACGACTGCTTGGAGACAGTTTCCGAAAGGAACGTCACGAGCTCCTCGTCGTTGGTCAGCTCCGGCTTCGGCACCCGGAGGTCGACCGTGATCGGGATGCCGATCGCGTGGTAGACCGCGGTCGCCGTCATCAGTAGGCCGTGGGCGTCCTTCAGCAGGTCCTGCCGTTCGCCGGCGTCAAGATCGTCGAGGTTGCCGAGATTCTCGAGGAGGATACAGCAGACAGTCCGGAGCCGGTCGCTGAAGTCGTCGTAGTTCTCCTCGTCACGAGAGAACCAGCCGATTTGGGCCGCCCGGCGCAGCAGCCGGTCAACCGCTTCGTCGACGACATCGAAGCAGTGCTCGAGGTCCTCGCCCAGCGCCGACGGCGTCAGGATCTTGCCCCACGCCTTCGGCGAGAGTAACGTCGTTCCGAGCCGCACCAGCGTCCTGGCGGCGCCCGACCATTGCGTCGAGACGACCAGCCGATCGCGGAGGCAGCTCAGGTACGACACCCGGCTGTCACCGAACTGCTCGACTGGGTAGCGGTTGAACGTCACGCCGTCTGCCCGGTCGGCGGCCAGGATCCGGCTGTGTAGCGGCCAGCTGCTCGGTTCGCCGCCCTGCTCGAGCTGGGGGAGCCACTGCACGTAGCCGGCGTCCCCGGCCTGGCCGGTGTCGGCGAGGGCGGCTTCGGCGGCCGGCAGGTCCTCCCCTCTCCCCGACCCTCCGGCACCATACACTGTACTTTCTGTAGACTGTTGGGTTCCAGTAACGTCGCCGGGACTGGCCTCGCCGGTCTCGGCAAATTCGTTCTCGAACCCACCGATCACGGTCGTCTGATCGGGGTGAACCGGCCAGTTCTCGTCATCGAGCATCCCGGCGGCCGTCTCGCCGGCGTCGGTGAGATGGTGGGTGTTTGTCGTCCCCGCGCGGTCGATCTCGACGTAGCCGTGCTCGTCGGCGAGCAACTCGACGTAGCCCCGGACCGACGACGCGGCGAGGTCGATCTCGGGGTCTGCAGCCATGTCGCGGACGGTCGCGCCGTCGTTGCGCTCGAGGTGGGCGAGGATCGCGAGTTTGCCCGGGCGCTTGTCCATCGTCTGCAAGTCAGCCCAGATCGCGTGCTCGTCGGGGGCGGGCTGATCGGCGCCGTCGTCGGGCGTGCGCCGGCCCGGGTTCCGACGCTCAGTAACGCAGTCGGCCCACTCGGGATGGCGCTTGCAGAGGAGCTGCTCGATCTTCGGCGGGCAGACGACGGTCGTCTCGCCGGCGTCGGCCAGCAGCGTGATCGCGTGGAGCGAGCCCTCGCGCGTCCCGCGGTCGTCGCACTCGTCCCAGGCGCTCGCATCCAGCCGGAGCACGAACTCGAGCTCGACGTCGGCCGCCTCGAGCAGCGGGCCGATGACGCCGGCGAGGAGATGCAGGCCGCCGATCTGGATCGCGCCGTGCCCGGTGCCAGCGTTCGCGAGCTCAGACTCGACGTCCTCGCGAAGCTGCTGGTAGCGCTCCTGGCGCTCGGGGGACTTCTCCAGCACGTCGCCGTCGGGCTCATCGAGCGCGAGTGCGTAGGAGGTGAGCTTCGCGATCATCGTCCGGACGCGCTCGTCGACGAGCTCGTCCGGGAGGATCTCTGCCGTGATCGCCGCGGCGACCGTGCCGCGTTGATCGGTGGGGCGACCGTACTCGTGCGCGAGGTTCCGGATCGCCCGGCAGACGGGATCGAGCAGCTGGACCGCAACGTCACCCAGCCACTGCTTCTTCGCCGGCGGCGTGTCCTGGACGATTGTGTCGAGGCGGCGCTGGCTCGGCGGCGTGGGCGACAGCCGGAGCGTCTCGGCCGGCGCCGCGAACGCCGGCTCGTACTCGACGTGCTCGACGTCGACGGTGTCGTAGTAGCGGTCGAGGTGGGCCTCTGCGCGCTCCTCGTAGAGCTCTTCCCAGCGTCGCTTTCGATCGAGGTGTTGCTGGGCGGCCTGCTGGAGGTACTCCTCCTGCCGGGATTTCTTCGCGAGGTGCTTCTCGGCGGCGTCCTCGAACGTGTCGGTCGGGAGCGCGTCCTGGAGGTGGACGTCGGCCTGCTCGGCCTGGACACGGTAGTGGTCCTCCGTGGCGTAGTCTTCGGCCTCGCCGCTGCGAGCCGCCAGCTTGCGGGCCCGGACCTCGTGGAGATCGTCGGGATCGTCGGCCGTCGTGAGCGACCGGAGCTTCTTGGTCGCGTGGACGGTCTGGCAGCGCGTGCAGGTCGCGCTCGCCTGGTAGCGCAGTTCGTCGACGACCCATAGGTTGCTACAGTTCGAACAGCCAACGAGGTGGTACGTCATCGACAGACCACCGGCTGGGCGCCGAAGGCTGGCGTCGGAACGGTCGAATTGCACACGAGTCTCTGGGCTACTCGGCTGTATTCGTGGCCGTGCGCCCTGCTACGCAGGAGATACGCACAGCTACTGCTGTCCGGTAGGCTTAAGTCGATCCTGGCCGCAGACATAGACCAAGGCACCCTACCTCCTCGGTCTACAGCCCGCGAGCGCCGGCTGTATCCATCGCGGTGTGGCGTCCTATCTTGACTACGGTGTGCATGGTTTTCGTGATTTAAAAAGCCACGCGTTCGAACCGCATGGCGCGTCGGACGCACGTCAGACGCCACCCCCATTGATCGCGACGATCGCGAGCAGCGCTGCGGCGCCGAGCAGCATCACGACGACACCGACCCAGCGGCTCATTTGATCTCTCCGCGGTAGCGCGAGCCTTCCTTGACATCGGTGTACCGGCCGCAGTGGACCAGCACCGACCGCGCTTTCGATTCGGGGATCCCGAGCTCGTCGGCGACATCCTCGAGGTACTCGTTCCCGTTGGCGGCGTCGTCGACGCCGGCGGCCGTGACGCCGTCGGGGAGCGTGGAGCTATCCTCGTCGTCGTCGTCCTGATCGGCGTCGTCCGGCGCGGCCTCGTCGAGCGTATCGACGATCTCGTCGTCGTGGACGGTGACCGATGAGAACTCGTCTTCCGAGTCGCCCTCGTTCTCGTCCTCTTCGTCGCCGACACTGTCCTCGTCGGCACCGTCTTCGTCGCCATTACAATCACTTGTAATGGACGCCGCCGTGCGATTGTCGTCGTCCGTTCCGACGATGTCGAACTGCTCGAGGAGCCCGCGAACCTCACCGTTCTCGCCGCGCCGAAGTCGGACAGCGTCGTCCTGCTCCGTAACGCAGCGCGCGACGTACTCGGTGCTGTAGCCGCCGACCAGCACGACCGTACGAGTGGCCCAGCCCTCGCCGTGGGCGGCGTCCCACTCGACGTGGTCGACATCGGTCACTTCCATCGGGTTGCTCCAGCTGTAGTTGTTGGTCGCGACGTCGACCTCGTCGCCTTCGTCGACGGCGAAGATCCCGGCGACAACGTCGTCCGTCACGCCTGGTCACCTCCGTCGGCGTCGACGATCTCAACCGGGAACCAGCGCTGCTCCTCGCCGGCGATCTTGAGGCCAACCTCGGGCCCATCGTCGTCGGGCAGGCAGCGCACGTTCCGGACGTTCGCAGGATGCCCTTCGTCGTCGACGTCGTCCAGCACGATGGCCTCGTGGCCGGACTCGTCGTGTTCGATCACGTCTCGCCACCTCCCGACCGACGTGCGGCTCTCTGCAGTCTGCTCGCGAACACCGCGGCCTCGACTGACGTGATCCCGCCGACCTCCGACCAGTCGACGTCCTCCAGGTGCTCGGCGATCTCCGCGAGGTCCTCGTTCGTCGAGGACATCAGGTGTCACCTCCGTCGCGGTCAGTGCCCGTCTGTACTGAACGGCCATTTCCTCCATCGGTAGCCGCGAATAATGTCCGCTGGTCTGCCCCAGCGAATAGTGGCACCTCCGACGAGTCGAAGTTCAGAAACAGCCGTTCGGTCACTTCGACCGACTCGGCGTTGTTTGACTCGTGGTGGTGAGTCTGCGTCACCTGCGTCCAGTCGCCGTAGCCGGCCGGTTCGTCGGTGTAGGAGACCAGCGCGTAGCCGTCGATATCGGCCAGCGTGTCAGCGAGGTCTCCGTGGTCGAACTCGCCGACTCGGTAGGTGTGCTCCTTCCCGAGGTACGGTGGATCGAGGTAGAACACCGTCTCGTCACCGTCGTACTTGTCGATGACGTCCTGGTAGTCGGCGTTCTGAACCGAGACGCCCTGGAAGCGGTCGGCGATCTGGTCGATCCGTTCGTCGACAGACTTCCAGAGGTTCGAGGCACCTCGCTTCTTGCGCGGCTGGTCTCTCTTGAACCCGGCTCCGTGGTCGTACTTGCCACCGAACTGCGTGAACCGGAGGTACATCCAGCGACCGGCGCGCTCTACGGAATCGTCGGGGCGGTCGCCGTCGTAGTACTCGCGGACCCACTCGTTGTAAACCTCCTCGCTGAATGGGGTCCGCCGGCACCACTCTGCGAGATCGTCGGGTCGCTCCCGGGCGACCTCGAAGAACTGGACGATGTCGCCGTCGACGTCGTTGTAGACCTCGATGTGGCTCCGTTGCTTGTTGAGAAGGACCGCCGCAGAGCCGCCGAACGGCTCCACGTAGACCGTGTGGTCCGGCAGGTGGTCGATAATCCAGTCGGTGAGTAGCGTCTTGCCACCGGGATAGGGGAACGCTGAGAGCGTCACGCAGACCACCTCCGACCGCAGGTTTCGCACACCCAGCAATCACCGTCCCAGCCGTGGAGAGTGTCACCAACGCAGCGGTGACAGTAGCGGAGCTGTGGCGACTCGTCGGATGGGTGCAGTGGCGCTTGTCCGATTCGGTCAGTATCGCTGGTAGAGCGATCACTCGGCATCGACCATCCCCTCCTGGATGACCTGCTCGATCACACCATCGAGCGTCTCGGGGTCGTCGCCGAACGCATCGAGCGTCGCCTGGTCGGGCTCGTTGAGCCCGTGGCGCTCGCGGAAGAACTCCGGATGCTCGATCGAACCTGGCTTCGCGCCGATGTGGAGCTGCGGGTTGCCCTGCTCGGGCAGCCCCATCACGTCGACGCGCTTGCCGATAACGATCACGCGCTCGCGATGCTGCGGGACGCCGTAGTCGGCGGTGTCGACCTTCTGCCAGCTGACGTGGTAGCCGCCGGCCTGGAAGGTCTCGCAGACCTCTTTGATCGCCTCGCCGTCGTGCATCGTCGCCAGCCCGGGGACGTTCTCCATCACGAAGTGGACGGGCTTGGCCTGGTGGACGATCCGGGCCATCTCCTGGTAGAGCTCGTTGCGCGGGTCGTCCTCCTCGCGCTTGCCGATGTGGCTGAAGCCCTGGCAGGGCGGCCCGCCGGAGATCGCGGTGAGCTGGCCGACGCCGACGCCGGCGGCCTCGAGGATCTCCCAGGTCGCGACGTCCCGGATGTCGCGCTCCATCAGGACTGGCGGCTCGTCCTGATCGAGGTTGTCGCCCTCGATCAGATTCCGCCGAAACGTCTCGGCAGCGTGTTCGTCCTGCTCGACCGCGACGAGGTTCTTGAACCCGGCCTGGGCAAACCCGAGGTCGAAGCCGCCGATGCCACTGAACAGCGAGACGTGCGTCGGCGGGTCGGTGTAGCCGATCCGCTGCTGGATCTCGGAGGGCTCCTCGTAGTGCTGGGTGCCGAGGAACGCGCTGGACTCCAGAAGCGACTGGGGAGTCCCGGCGACGCCGGCGTTCTCACTCATCGCGACCACCTCGCAGGAAACACGCCGGACACGGCAACTCGCCGGCCGGGTTGTTCGGTCCGGGACACCCCTCGTTTCCGGACGGGCACGTGGTGTCCTGATCGCCGACGCCAGCGCTCGTGAGCGTCGAGTCGATCGCGGCGGGATGCGAGCGGCGAGCGCTACGCATTGTCATCACCCCCGCCGAACCGCCCGGCTTCAGCACGCTCGAACGCTGGGTCGAGCAGGTCTTTCGCAGCCTCGCCGACGAGCGTCCGCAGCGCGGCCTCGTAGCTCTCCGGCCCGTCGCCGGGATCGTCGTCAAGCGCGAGTGCGCGCTGGGCCATCGTCGCGACCTGCCGCAAGCGCTGTTGGTCGACCGGATGCCGGACTGGTCGGATCGAGTCCAGCGCCGCCTCGGTGGGGTAGCGCGTCAGCCGTCCTTCCGGGTAGGCGTAGGTCTTTCGCGGACTGGAGACCGTGTCCTCGCCCGCCGGCAAGAACACGCACTCAAGCACGCGGTCGTCGTCCTGGACGCCCCACTCCTGGGCCATCGCGTCGGCGACGTCGACGTGGTCGTGCTCGGCTGCCGTCTCGGTCGCGATCGCGACGACCTGGAGCGGCTTGTTCCGCGCCCGGTCAAGGACGACATCGCCGATGTCGATCTCGCGCTCAGTCATCGACGTACACCCCCTCCTTGCCGGCCTCACAGTCGTCGTGTGGGCAGACCGATGGTGCGACGTCGCCCTCGCCGAAGTGGTAGCGGTTGCCGCAGGCGTACGTCGCGAACAGCAACTCACTCGCCATCGGCCTCACCTCCGGGAATCCGCAGGATGACCTCGACGTCGCCGCCCTCGAAGTCTGCGAGTGTCCGCTCGACGACGAGATCGTGCTCGCGAGCGAGGTCGTGGACGACGCCGGTGTCGATCTTGCCCTCGCTGTGCTCGGAACACTCGACGACCAGCTGGTCATCCTCGCGACCGACTGAGACGCCGTCCGCGGCCGCGGCCTCGAGGACGAAGCGATCGGCGGCGCTCACGCGTCATCACCCCCGTTGGCAACGGTCACCGAATCCAACTGTCCGAGCTGATCGAGCTGGGACTGATCGGCGTCGACGCCGTCGTCCTCGGGGTCGGCTTCCTCCTCGTCGTCCTGGAGCTGCTCGCGCGCCTGCTGCTGGATCGTCTCGTCCTCGGCGATCGCCTCGGCGCTGCCGACGTCCTCGACGCCGGAGAACTGCAGGAGGACGTCTTCGATCCACTGAGCCATCTGGACCGGGCCCCAGTCGTCGGGCTCGTAGAGCTCGCAGTAGCCCGAGCCGGCGATCGTCCCCTTGAGCCGGACCCCGTCGTAGCGGACGGTGAACGCGAACTGGCTCAGATCCGACTCGAGGCCGTGCTTAAGGATCTCGTCGTTGGACTCGAGCGACCGGTAGAAGCTCCCCGCCTCGTCCCCCTCGCTCCAGATCACGCTCTGGAACGTCGCCCCGCGCTCTTCGACGTAGCCGGCGAACCCGTTGAGGTTGCCGTAGATCGCCGGTAGCACGAGGCTGCCCGTTGCGCGACTGATCAGCCGGAATACGAACTCGCCGTCGCTGCTGTCGACCGCGACGAAGCCCGGGTTGGCGCCGGGCATCGCGAACCACCGACAGTGCAGCGGCTTCTTGAAGTCCTTGGCGAGCATCGAGATCTCGCCATCGTCGCCGATCGAGGGCGCCTCGCGCGTCTCGCTGCCGAGGTACGCCGCCTCGCCAGAGTAGATCCGGTCACCGTCGACGGTCTCCTGGACCTCTTCGACCTGGAGCGATTGCCTGTCGTCGTGGAACGACCCAATCTCGCTCTCCGGCGGACTGAGGAACAGCCCGAGGACAGTCCGCCGCATCACCGCTCACCTCCTCGAGCGCCACCGGGACCACGGAACGTCATGCCGAGCGAGCCGACATCGAGGTCGACCGGGTGGATCCCGCTGCCGTCGGCGAGCGTCCGGCGCACCACGCCCGGATCCGACTCGTAGATCTGCCCCTCTTCCTGGAGGAGCTTGAGTTGCCGGAGGGTGATCCGCAGCTCGGCGCCGCTGTCCGCGATCGCCTCGTCGATCACGGAGCCGACCGGAGCGCCGTGTTCCGTGTCGTCGGCGTGCTCGTCGACGGCCGCCAGCAGCGCGCGGCGAGCCGCCCGTGCGTCGTCGGCGCCGACGTACGTGTCGCCCAGATCCTTCCCCTCGCCGTCCGGGACGCCGACGTCGTCAGTGTGGTCGTCGAGGTCCTCACCGTCGATGCCCTCGCCGTCCGCCCGAAGTTCCTGCTCGTCGTGGCCCTCGATCGACTGGACGGGCGTGACGTTTGCGAGGCTCTCGATGTCGACTGCCTTGCCCCAGCGCTCGCCGTCGCTGCCGTCGCTGACCTGGCGCTGGACCACGCAACTCGTGGCGACGTCGCCGATCTCCGGCGCGGACTCGCTGGCGTCGCGGCCCTCCTCGAACGTCAGCCGATAGCGCTCGCGATACGGTCGGCTCCGATCCTCGCAGAGCAGCGTTTTCCGGAACGGTCGGGCGCTGTCGGGGCTGCCCTGCTCCTGCTCGATCGCGACGACCGAGACCGGTTCGGAGCGCCGGTTCCAGATGGCCATGTCGCCCTCGCTGAGCATGTCGACCACCCGGATGAACTGGATCGGGTGTCCGGGCGCGTCGACCCGGACGCGGTAGTTGAGGCCATCGACGCCGCCGTCGGTCAGGATCTCTCGATCGGCGTCGTCGAGCACCTCGCGGTACTCGGCTGCGGCCTCGAGCGCCTCGCCGAACTCGTCGGCATCAGCATCGGAGCCGGCGACGTCGGCCGCCTCGCGGTGGGCCTCGCGAAGCGTGTCTTCCGGGACGTCCTCCGCGAGCGCGAACACGATCAGCGTCTTGCGCCACTCCGACCAGTCGGCCTCGTGCCGGAACGTGTGCGCGAACAGATCGCGGAGCACGTCGCCCGCGGCCGTCTGCTCGTCGGCAGGCTCGCCGTAGTCGTCAGCGTCGAACCCCTCGGCGCTGACCGCGAACGTTCGCAGCATCCGGTCGGCGTCGAGGTACGAGGCCGACAGCTTGACCAGCGAGAGGTCGGCGTCGTCGGGCTCATCGAGGAAGTCAACACCGCGCGCCTGTTCCTCGGCGATCTCGGCGAACTCCGCGATCGTCGCATCATCGTCAACGGTGAGTTCCTCGATCTCGACGCCGCCGTCGGCGACGAGCTCTTGATCGTCTTCGCAGTCCCGATCGAGGGTTGCGCCACAGAGCGGGCACGAGACCCAGTCACCGGAGACCGCGACGTCGCAGTTCGGGCAGCGGTCGAGCGGCATCACCGCTCACCTCCTGAGCGGCCGGCCGTCGAATCGTCTCGCACGAGATCGCCGCCACAGCCGCGATCGGTGCGGGCGTCAGCGCACTTCCACGCGCCGGCAGCGAACGGCTCGCCGCAGCGCGGGCAGTACCCGTCGATCTGGGAGATCCGGCCGTCGTGGAACGCCGTCTCGCTCGGGTGGATCGCCCGCTCGTCGTCGGCGTCGACGGCGTCGACGACCGCGCCCGCAGCGGCGGCCGCCATCAGGCATCGCCTCCGTCGACGTCGACGCGCTCGAGCGCCCATCGGAGTTGCTCCCTGAGCGCGGCCCGGCCGGTGGTGGTCAGCTCGTACTGGTTCGTCCGGTAGTCGAGTTCGTTCTTCGCGACGAAACCGAGGTCAGCCAGAGTGCCGAGGTTCGGATACAGACGCCCGGGTGAAATATCATCGCCGTAGTACGCCTCAAGTTCCTCCTTGATTGCGAGGCCATAGCGGGCCTCTTCGGCGAGGATCGTCAGTATCGTCTGCTGGAACGACGTCAGGTCGTGGTCGGCGATGGTGGTTGCGGCTCCGTTACTTGAACTGGCCGTATGAACTACGCTACCTGCGGGTAGGCTATCGTTACCGCCCGTAGCGGCCGGATTACTACTATCGGTCGTGTCGGAGTCGTGCATTGGATTCGTCGTGGTTCTGACCGGGCTGCGCCAACAGCTCGGGATCATTTCCGACCGACCAGCAGAAGGACCAGGCGAGGGGATGGGTTGACTTTTATAAAGCCACCATCCTAACTCTCGCCTGGTCCTCGGATCGGTCGTGGTTAGCGGGCGATTCTGGGATCGTCGGCGCGCGTGGTCGGGCGGTCCACCTGCCAGTGTAACACCCGGCCGCGCGCGAAACCGTCTTAGCCATCTACTGGGACGGCATCAGCGCCGGACGTGAGTTCGTCCTGTCTCTTCTCGGCCCTCGCGAGATGTTCCTCCCAGGACCCTTCGTCCTCGAGGAGGAACCGGACCAAGACAGCCTCCTGAACGACACCAGAGCGTGTGTTTGTGCCCTGGATCCGATCGTCCAGATCGGACTTCATCCCGTCCGGCATGCTGATACTTGGGTTAGCCATTCATTGCCACCTTGGCATCTTGCTAACTTAGTCCTTTCCCTGTCTTGGCAACTTAGGCGCTCGCTAAGCAGATGGGTGAATGTTTAAGACGCGCATCTGCTAAACTGCTAATATGGCAAGCCCGAGTTTCCAGATCGATGACGAGACATTGGAGGAGTTCGATCAGCTCATCAACATCAAGAAGGCGACTGGGGACCTCCCGAGCGATGCCAATCGAAGTGAAGTCCTCCGCAACTTGGTCGAGGAGTACATCGAGGGAAACGGGAACTCCTTGACGAGTTCGGTGGAGGTGATGATCGCTGACTGACATCGTTCTCACCGAATCTCCGTTTTGACAAGTTCGACGGCGTCGTCGATCCACTGCGGCCAGGCCGACGCTGGCGGGTCGCGATGGACACACCGTCCCTCTTCGAACTCCAGCGTCCACTCGTCGACGCCGTGGCTGATGGTCACCGTCCGGCCGCCGTCCTCCTCGTACGTCAGCTCCAGCGTCGCCGTGCGCTCGGCGCCGTCCTCGATCTCGCCGCCGAGGTCGCTCACGAGGTCGATCGTCTTAGTCCGGGACTCTGTTGCCATTACGACCAGACGTTGGCCGCGATTCAGCTTATAAATGGGCGCAACTTCCGACGTGAAAGAGTTAAGTAGTAGCGATTGCCCGATCGATCGGCGGCGCGATCGTATCGTCGGCGACCGTGAGCTGCCGCCCGCTGTTGATGCCGTCGTCCTCAACGAGGTCGTAGCGGATCAGGTCCTGAAGTCGGTTCCGCCGCGCCCGGCGACTGATCGGCGTCTGGTCTCGGTTTCGGTAGATCCGATCGGCCAGCTCATCGTACCGGGCGTGGAGCTCTTCGCTCGATAGCTCGCCGGTCTCGTGAATCAGTGCGTAGATGACGTGGTGGTGATAGCTCATCGACTCCAGTTGCTGTTTGAGGATGCGCTGTTCGGCGAGTTCGTAGCCGTCGTCGACGTCGGCGGTATGGATCGTATGGTGGTCGCGGCGCAGCGCGAGATCGGCGGCCGCCTTGAGCGTCTGGATCGCCCGCCGGGCTCGCCCGTCGACGTTGCGTGCGATCTCGTGGAGTTGCTCGGTCCGGTAGGCGCCGGCGTCGAGCCCACTCCCCGCCCGTACCCCCAGGATGTCCGTGAGCTCGTTCGGCGAGTAGCGATCCAACTGGATCGACCGATCCTCGATCCGGGCGTCGCCCGAGTCGTCGAGGCGGGCCCGCCAGGCAACCGGATCGTGGCAGATCGCCACGGTCGAGATCTCCGGCAACTCGTCGAGCGCCACCAGGACATCCGCCCGCGTCATCGTGTGGGCTTCGTCGAGGACCACGATGTAGGGCTGGTCGATTTGGTCCCGAAGCGCTCGCTTGAGGTCGGTGACGTTCGACTGTGCACCGTCAGCCGACGCCGTCGGATGCTTGTCGAGGGCCGTCTCAAGGACGTCGCAGGGCGTCATCCGAAGACAGCGCAAGTGGGCCGTGGCGACGCCCTCCGCTTTGGCTTCGAGCTTGTCGAGCCAGTGGCGGACGAGCGTCGTCTTCCCCACTCCAGACGGACCCCAGATCAGGACGTTGTCAGCCTCTCGCCCCTCCCGCACCGGCTGGAACGCACGCGCGAGTTCGTTGCGCTCGGCGTCCCGGTGGGGCAGCTGGCGCGGCAAATAGTCCTCATCGAAAACACCCGCATCCTGAAACATATGGCCGACATGACGCGGACGTGGTATATAAAGCACACCGCTATTTCCGACGTCCATTCGTCTCGTGGACTCTCGCAAACTGATCGCGTAAGATGGAGAGCCGAACGTCAGCCGCCGGGCGTGTGACCGTCGTCGACGACGTCCAGGTACCAGCCCCAGTGCGTAAATCGCTGCGGACAATCGGGTCTGTGGGGAAAGTCGTCGATACCCGCAGACGGCTCCCGCGTCAGTTTCGTCGCAGCGCCACACGCATCGCAGACCAGCTCCGTGGGCTCGCCAACCCGACAGCCATCATCGTCGCCGGGCTGGGAAACGATGATCGAGAAGTGCGTGTCTGGGTCCGTGATCGACTGGAAGATCGTGCTGGGCTCGATGCCGTAGCTCTGGCCGTCCTCCTGCGTCTCGCCACTCATTGTTTCCGGTGTCCCACGTTGAACCCGTTCTCGCGCGAGGCCGAGACGACGACCTCGCGGCCGGTCTTCGGGACCGAGATGCCGATCTCGAAGCGGTTCATCGCTGCCCCTCCACGACGAGCAGCGCGACGTCGACGTCGGGCTCGGTCCCGCCGCCCTCCTCGCGAGCGCCGACCATGTCGATCACGCGCGGCCGGGCGACCTGCGTCCAGCTGCGCTGGTCGATCGCCCCCAGCGCGACGTGGATCTCGACGAGAGCGGACTCGACGCCGAGCGGCGACCGCTCGATCTCGGCCGGCGTACAGCCAGCGCCCCAGATGCCGACGACCGTCCAGCGCGTCTCGTCGGCCGACCGGTTGACGCGGATCGTCGCCGGCTGGCCCTGGCGGATTACTGACCGGCAGCAGCGACACTGCTCGGACTCGCCGCCGCCGATCTCGCGCCCGCGGAGCGCCTCCTCGATCGCGAGCTTCTCGAGTGCCTCAGACATCGTCGCCCTCCTGGTCCGCCGCAGCGTCCTCGGGATCCTCGTCGAGGATCTCGACGATGTTCTCACGGCCGACGTCGACGTAGACCAGCGACCGGACGCGGATCACGCCCGAATCGCTGACGTCGACGACCTCGCCCTCGTAGGTCTCGCCGAACTTCTCGAACTGCACGGCGTCGCCCTCCTCGGGGAGCTCACTCATCTCGATCATCCTCCTGGTCGGCGTCGATGTCGTGGAGCGGCGTCTCCAGCGCAACCCTCGATCGGGGGAATGCGTACGTCTGGTCCGTCCGGAGCGTGGCATCCGTCCGTTGGGGATAGACACACTCGACGACATCGTCGTCAGCCGGGTAGTCCTCGTTGTAATCTGCGACCGTCGCGGCGGTCGGCCCCTCGCCGTCGGCGATGTACTCATCGGCCTGCTCGACCGGCACGCCGACGACGAGCATCGTCGCGCTGTCATCGTCGCCATCCTCGCGATCGGTAACGTGGTCGCCGACGTGGATCGGCGGCAGGTCCTCACGCATCGGAATCACCCTTCCGAAGCTGCGCGGCGATCCGCGCGGCGTGACTCTCCGGTTCGTCGCCAGCGAGCGCCCGCTCGGCGTCGCGCCGGAGCGCCGCAGCGTCGCGGCCAGTCTCGCTCTTCAGGACGTACTGTCGGACGACGTCGTCGACCGTCAGCCGGAACTGGCTGTTCTTCGACGTCGAGTTCGCTCGATCGCGCGTCGAGAACCGCAGCGTGCCGTCGTAGGGGACGGGCTTGGCGGCCTCGAGGACGCGCTCGCCGTCCTGCTCGACCATCTGCAGCGTCCACCCGTTCGCCTCGTCGATCCGCTCGTACAGCGTCATCGCTGACCTCCCTTGGCGTGGTCGTCGTCAGCCGCCGCGACACCGCCGCCGGTCGCGGCCGCTTGCTCGGCCTCGCTGTCGGTCTCCAGGGCAGCCATGTGCTCGGCGAGCGCCTCGCAGCGCTCCTGGATGTCGGCCGGGGAGACTGGCAGCTCGAACGTCAGCGTCAGCACGACCTGCTCAGACATCGGCGACCACCTCGTCGGGCTCGACGTACAGTTTGTAGCCGTATCGGTCCTGTACTCGGAGCCGCCCCGTGTGGGTCTCGTGGAGCTTCGTGCATGGGTTGCGGCGATCGCGAAGCGACGGGACGCGGACGATCTCGGTCATCGCTGGCCCTCCCCGTCGGCGTCGAGTGCTCGCTCGACGATGCCCCAGATCGTCATGGTGTCGATCTGCGTCAGCGCTCGATCGTCCCAGCCACGTTCGCCGGCGACGTACGCCATCCAGCGCTCCAGAGTGTCAGTTGTCACGCCGGCTTCGATGTGGTCGACGGTGTCGGCGTCGATCTGCCGGTAGATCACGACGCCGCGCTCGACGTCCTGGCCTTGATCGTCGACGACCAGCACGCGCTCGGCGTCCGCGTCGTGGTGGTGATGCCAGCCTTCGCCGTCCTGGCCGAGGTAGGTCAGGCGGTGGCCGCCACGCTCGAGCTCCAGCCCGTCATCGTCGCCGGCGTCGGTCGTGGACTGCATCGCGTCGGCGCTCATGCAGATTCCTCCGTGGTCGCGACGTGCTCGCCGAGCAGCGGATCGGCGTCGATCGTCTCGGGAACATCGCGCTCGCCAGTCGCGAAGGCGACGCGGCGTAGGTGCTTGCACTCGACGTCGCGGTACTCGTGATCTGGACACTCGCACTCGCCGCGCGTGGTGTTCACGAGGTACTCCTTGCCCGACGCGCTGACAACCAGGTACTCGTCCTCGTGGGCGGCGGCGCGGTCCAGATCGCCGAGCACGGTCAGGCACTCCTCCAGGGCGCGCAGGTCGCGCTCTTCGAGGCCAGTTGCTTGCGGTTCATCCGAAACGGTTTCGTGGGTTGCGTTGGTAGTCGACATTGCTTCTCTCAGGAAGCAGGTCGGCGGTGTTGGAGCACCGCCGGCCGGCAGTTTTCTGCCGACCGTCCCTGCCTCACGAATACATCTTGTACGCCCGCCTACTTATAACTAACTATTAGTTAGTACATTTGGTGGTAATAGTAGATACTTATTAGTGGTTGGAAAAGAAAGTTACCACCATGGCGGTAAAACACCAGTCAGTGCTTGAACCTCGACAACTGAATGACGCCGACGAGGCGATCTTGGACGCATTGCGGGACGGCAGGGCGACGCCTGGCTACCTGAACGACCTCACGGGCGTGGAACAGACGTACATCAACCAGCGGCTGAAACGGCTCGGCGAGCATGAGCACGTCGAGAAGCTTGTGCGAGGGCTGTGGGAGCTCACCGACGACCCGCGCGAGGACGTCGGCTCCGGGACGATCCGAGTCAATGCCGATCGGCTTCACCAGCTCCTTGACGGCCCACGTCAGGGCGCCACTGAGACGATCCCCGTCGACGGCGAGCTGCTCAACGACCTTCTCGACGCATACGAGCGCGACGACCCGGACGCGATCCGGGACGCCGTCGAAGCCCTCTGCGAGGGCTATGGTGATACCGATGGGTGACACTGGAGAGCTGGGCGCGGCCGTGCTACTGACAACGCTTCTCGGCGCCGCCGTGTATGGACTCGTCTACGCGTTCGCGCCGGAGCATCTTCTGCCGGCGATGGGGTTCGTCGGGCTGCTCGGCGTTGGATTCGTACTGATGGCGTGGGGTGACGATGACGACTGAACCGCCTGCTATCGATCCAGAAAGCCCGGCGCTCCAGTACCGCGTCCTCGATCGCGGCGACGTCTGGGTGCTCGAGCGAGCTGCCCCTGGCTATCCCCGGACGCCGGCCGAGAACCAGGCCGTTCGCGAAGCGCGATGCCGACGCGATCGGCAACGTGAGCAAGAACGCTCCGCTGCTGATTCCCGGTACCCGGAAGGTGGCTCCGATGGACAGTGAGCACTACTGCGGGCTGCCCGCCATGTCTCCTGGCGACGAGTGGACGTGCCCGACGTGCGGCCAAGACTGGGTTGCGGACGATCAGGGTGTCTGGACAGGAGGAGGCTCCGATGCGTAGCCGCGGGAGGGCGCTTGCTACCGAGCACGATGTGCCTGACGAGACGGTCGTCTATCGACACATCGAGACTGACACCGAGGTCAAACTCATCTCCCGAAGCGACGACGTCTACCGATTCCGCATCGCTGGCGAGCGGACGATGGAGCTCCCGACAGAGGACTGGCCGACCTACCGGCAGTTTCTGGAGGTCGATCGGTATGTCTGAGGGCGGAGTTGAACGCGAGAAGACCCCCGACGAATGTGAACTCTGCCGACTCGTCGGCTATCGCGGAGACACCATTAGCGAACCTGAAGGGATGGTGATTGTAGCCCGTGAGGACGGTGGAACGAAGATAGTCCACTGTTGCGAAGGGTGTTCTGACGAGGTGTTTTCTGCACCCGTCTTCTGCGAATACGACTGGTCGGTAGAGCCGGAAAATCAGCAGGAGGCAGACCGATGACTGGTCAGTCTACGGACGGTACTGAACGATCTGAGGGCGAACTGCTCCCGCCCCGCGACGGGGAGATCAACACGATCCCGGATGTCGAGTCCGGCGACAAGATCCGGGTCCAGTCGGTGTACAACTCGGACCCGAACCGAAATCTCACAGTCAGCGAGGTCCCCCGGGAGGATACAGTCATCCTCGAAGGGTACGGGACTGAGTACGTCCTATCCGCCGACGACGGCATCAACTTCCGCAGAGTCTACCTCCAGTGGCAGTCCCGTCCGGAGGGCGTGCCCATCGCAAACGTCGAAGTCCGCGAGCGGGGTGGTCGAGATGTCTGAAGACGGTGCTGACCGAGAGAGGATCCTTAGGACGTGTCCCGGATGTGGGACTGAGATGGATGTGTCGGACGGGCCGTATATCTACATTGGCTACCATCTTCCCCCGGGTGACGGAGGGTTCTGCTGTTCATCCGAGTGCGCCCACGACATCATCGACAACCACTCACTACGCACGGGAAGCGACCACAACGGAGGCGATCGCGATGTCTGAGGACGGTACTGAACGCTTCACCGACAAAAAGTGCGGGCACTGTGGCGGGGCGATGAAGACAGACGGCACCGACCTGTGGTGCCCTCACTCCCACGGACGGGGACAATCAGCAGACACGAGAAGTGACGGCTCAACGGAGGCGAGAGGCGATGAGTGATCAATCCACGAGCGGTACTGACCGATTCCGGAAGCAGGCCCCGAAGCTCGTTGACGGGCAGCATCCGAGTTGGTACTGGCTTGTCTCCGGTGGCATCGACTCGGTCGCCGCGTACCTCCTGACGAAGGACGCGATGGACGAGAACTACGGGAAGCGGCCGCTCATGACCTATCTCGAAACGAGAATCGGTCTCCCGTTCAACCGGCTGTACGTCGAAGAACTGGCCGACACCTACGATGAACAGTTGTGGGGACTCCGGACCCACGAGAAGATCGAGGACCGGATAGCGAAACGTGGGAAGTACGCCGACCGTGACGACGCCGGACCTCCCGGAGCGGCCCAACACTCAGAAGTACAGAATGAAGTGAAGGGTCGGCAGCGCGAAACGCTGGCGAACCGAGACCCGGCTACGATTTACGTCACCGGCATTCGTGCAGATGAGTCCGAGGAACGGGCAGCCCACCCTAAGGGAGAGGTTTCCGGTGGTATTCGCTACGTCAAGCCCGTCTACGAACTCACGAAGAAAGAGTGCGCTGAAATAATCCTACGGCATCCAGAATGCCCGATTAACCCGGGCTGGTGGTGGAACCACTACACTGACTGTGGGTGTTCTGCCAACGGAGATCCCGGTGAGAACGATACCGTTCAGAAGCGATTCCCCGCTTTCGGGCAGCGAATCCGCGAGTGGGAAGAAGCCATCCCCGGCGAAGGGCTACGTTCGATGCTCGGTTGGGACGGCCTGACAGCCGAGGAGAAACGGGCACGCAAGAGCGGCCAGAGACAACTGTCCCTCTGTGGCGACGGCTGTCAGAGGCGGGTCCCTACTCCGATAGAGCAGGCGTTCAAGGCCCGAGCGTTTGGCGCATCCGTCGAAGAGGCTGTGGCTATCCTGCACGAGGAAGTCCAGCCATGGAGGGAGTTCCCGGACTTAATTCCGGCAACTGACGGAGGAACCAGCCGTTGCGTAGACACGGGAAGCGACCGACAAGGAGGCGATTCGTGATGTCTGAGGACGGTACCGAACGATTCACCCCAGTTGTCGGGTACAGGCTGTACCGATACCTTTATGGTGTAGGGGGTACAAGTTGTGCATGTAGGAGGAAGACACAATGTCCGACATCACCCACCTCGTTGACGAACCGACCGTGGTCGAATCTGATGGTAGCGTCGAAGTCGACCGCTGGCAGAAATACGGCCACGACCGCCTCTACCTGGATGTCGGGACGGGTCATGCAATCCCCCGCGCGGCAGATTCGTACATCAACCTGCAGGAAGGCGAGGTCGTCGTTGACATGCCCGACCACATCAGCCGGTCGCCCGATGTCCGCCTGGATGTCGACAGCGACGGCGTCGCCACGGTCACGAAGCACTGGGGCGACGACAACAGCAAAGCCATCTTGGTTATCGACCTATTCGGAAATGGTCGGGAGGTCGCTGCGCCGGAGGTTGGGGCCTAACGATGGCCGAGTACGTTTGCCCCTTCTGCGGAGACACGAACGCCGAGTCGTCGGACTCGGAGGAACTAGACCTTATGATGGAGTGCCCGCGCTGTGGTGGCACGCATCTGCATCGGCGGTATCCAGACGCGCTCGACGAACTCTCCGCGCAAGACTTGGCCGAACTCATCGACGACGGACTCACATGGCCCGAGGCGGGCGACTACCTGATGACCGAAGTCGGCCCCTTCTCGCAGAATCGCTGGGCGGTTCGCCGAGACGTCAATCAACAGTCGATCAGCGAGAACGTCGCCAAGGCCCGCGACAAGATCGACGAGTAGACTTTCGTTCACTCCGTCGGACGCGAAACGACCGTTCAGTATACACGGGCACTGACCGATCTGGCGAGGGAGACCATGCCAACTGAGCGCCTCGAGGACGTCGACGACAAGCGACTCCAACGGACGGTCGCCCGCTACGAGGCAGAGGAGCTCACGCTTGCCGAGGCCGCCGCCGAGGTCGGCGTCTCGAAGCTCACGATGCGCCTGTATCTCGCCGACCAGGACGTCGAGCTTCGGATCTGCCCGGAGAGCATCGAGGAGATTCAGGCTGGTGTTGAGGCAATGCGTTCGGACGAATAACTACGTTC